ATTGTTTCAGCACAATCCGCTTGGAAGACGTGCTTCGGGATGCCGGAGCAACCACTGTGGCAGGCTTACTTTCTGTGCGCGTAACGGGCTTGCCGCCCCCGTTAGTCGTTTGTGCTTCACTCTCTGAAGTACCGAAGTACTCAGGGAATCGACGCCGCATTGTACTGTCAATACGACGCCAGTAATCATCGGTGCCGACATACTGTTTACCTTCTTCGCGTTCCAGTTTTTGATGGAAGCCAAGGGCCAAAGCAGTCATCTCTGGGTCCGTCCCCCACCAAGGATTGCGCTCTTGCCACGCAAGGGTCTTGGAATCTGGAGTCGGAACTTGCACCTTCTCAGGTACAGTATTTACCTCAATTTCTTGAGTTTGTAAAGGGGGTCGGTAATTATTTACTTGCTGCATCTTGAAAGACGCAGTATTAAATTTTTCCTGCGCTGCCATGATCTGGTCAGCATCCCCGGAGTCGTAAGCCTCTTTATAGGCTCGCTTCGCCATTTCCAACTCAAGTTCGACAGCGTTTTTAACCGTGTCAATATAGGACTGTTCGCCAGCAGTGAGTTGAGTCTTGAGGCGTTTATTCTCTTCGACAATACGCTGGGCAAGAGTTATTGCTTCTTGCTGCTCGCGTAGAGCCGCCTCTTTAGCACGACGCTCGTCATGCCAGACTTTCTTCATCTGCTTGAGACGAATCTTTACCTTTTCCGAGTAGTCCTCAAGTTCGTCTTGCTCTAGTTCATCAACGATTTCTTTCGGGAGTGGCTCACGGACGCGACCCGTTACTGGGTCACGATCCTCTTCAGGCGTATCGTCAACAATCTCGACTTCGGGTTCCTGTTGTGCGGGTTTACCCTTAGTTTCGACAGGTGGTTTGGCCTGTTCTTGACCTTCGATTTCAAACTCGAAATCGTCCTTTGCTTCTGGGGGTTTAGGTAGAGGCATGTGTCACTCCTTATTTGCGCGAAATGCCGCGAGGGTCTTGAACAACCCCCTCAACACTGTCGTCGTTGATGATGCGGAACTCTTGTCCGTGAATTTTTAGCCTTGTGCCTGCATGGGGACGGACCAAAATAAAGTCCCCCTCCTTGCACCAAGGGCCACTTGGAAAACGCTTTTCGTCCTTAAAGCAATCTGGACCCAACTTCACTACGAATAACACCGTAGTCAGAAGTTCTTCGTGCTGTAGCGTGATGTCGGCTTTGACAATCCCGCTTTCATACGTGTTCTCAATCTCTGGAATTGCGCAGAGAATGCGATAGCCGGAAGGTTGCGGCAGTTGCTTGGCCTTCTCTTCTGCCGTTTGGGGCAGCACGGTTGTGTTGTTTGGGTCAGTTGCGTCCTGCCCAATTAAAATTTCAGTCATCTGAGTTCTCCATCCTTTCTTTGGTTTCAAGCAGCATATTGTTGGCAATTAGCAGGCCACGGTACACACCGCACGCATGTTGATACGCGCCGTAGTCCTTGGCTTTACCTATTACCAAATCTTCTTCGATGAGTTTTTGCTCATCACGTATCTTTTTTGAGAGATACGTTAGAAGGTCATCACTCATTCATTCTCCTTCTTCGGTGGTTGCAAATCTTGTTTCGCCTCGCGGGCGAGTTCCATACCTATGCGCATACCCTCGGCTTGTTGTTTGGCTTTGTCGATACCAACCTTTGCGCCAATCTGGGCACCTGCGATTTCTTTCTGTGCAGCAATACGCTCTCGTTCGACAGCCAGTTGATCCTTTTTGGCGGCGGCGTCGATGACAAGTTTTTGCTTCTTGATCTCGGCTTCTTGTTGCTTGATCTGAAGTTCGGCTTGCTGCATTTGCACAATAGGGTCTTGTGCGGCTTGCATCGCCTGTTCCTGCGCAACCGAGGCTTTGTTCTTTTGGAGAACTTGCTGGGCAGCGGCAGCAGCCAGACGAGAGATTTGCACTTCGGTGTCTTCCGACATCTCGGAGTCCGGAGCGGGGTAAGGCACACCAGCAGCCTCTTCGATCTGTTTGCGATACTCGAAGGCAAGGTGTTCTTGGATGTGTGCAGCCAATGCTGCTTGGATAGTGCGAGCGTTCGGGCTTTGACCGATCAACTGCGCAATCTTGGGGTCTTGCGCCGCAGCCATGTGCACGGTGATGTGTGCCTCATGGTCTTGGTAGATGAAGGCTTTGACAGGCTTGCCGTTAATCATGTCCATGTTTTCAGAGACAGGATCACGCGGCTTGAAGTCATCCTCCATCGGCACCAGTTTCGCAGCGTTCTTAATGCCCAGCACCTCCAGCATCTGACGATGCAGGTAGGGCAAGTCATACAGTTGAGGCGCAGTCTGCGCCAGTTGCATCACGGCTTGGTACTGAACCACCTTCTGCGACATAGTCGCGGCGTTGGGGTCCGATACCGGAATGACCTCCACCATGTCGTAGTCGCTACGCTTGGCATGCGGCGTCGCATCGTACGGCTCGTAGTCGTAGTCCTCGGGGGTGTAGTCACGGATGATGTTCTTGAGCAAGCGGAACTCTTGCTTCATCGCATAGTGAATGCGAGCCTGAACAGCAGACATCACTTTTAGCGTGCGCTCAAGAATCGCCAGCGTTGTACCTACTGGAGCCTGAGCAGACATGTCACTGACCTTGAGATCAGCGGCTGCTGCAAAGCGGCGTCCTTCTTCAACGATGGTACCGAGCAACGAGTACAGGACTTGGGACGGCTCCTTGTAGGGGAGCGTCATGATGTTGTCCTTGATCGTACCGCTGGTTACGTCAACGTCGCGGAACTCTGCGGGGGCAATCGGCGTGTCATCCCCCTTGACCCGTAGACCCTTCGTCTTGAAGCCACCCGGTAGGTTGGAGAGAGTACCAGCATCCACCAACTGACGAATAATGCTAGTACCAGACTTAGCAAAAGCGCCGATAAGATGAATAAGGCCAAAGGCATAGAAGCCAAAACCCGGAATATATGGGTAGTGGATGAAGTGGTTCCGCTTCTGTTTAGTCTCATCGTCGGGGTTCCAGTTGCGGCGGATTGCAAGAATAGTCTGCGTAGACTTTTCGATAGTCACCACATAAGGTAGAGCGATGCCTGTTGATTCACCATCCTCATCTTTGTCCTCGTAACCTTCGAGGTCGATGTCAACGTGCATCTCCAACAGTTTGTAGCGGTCATCCTGAGAAGCACGGAAGCCCATCTTCTCGGCAATCTTCTTCTCAACCTCGTCGAAGGTATCTTGTGGCTCACCCAACTCAACGTCAAGGTAGAAGCCCGCTACTTGAAGTTTGCGCAACTCGTTAGGGGTCTTGCGCATAACGTGAGTTACACGCTCGGCAGTCTCGATGTTTGACGCGCCGTAGGGCACCACAATATCTTCTGCGGGAACGAACACTGCCGTCTGGCGATTCAATGACGGATCGAAGTACACCTTCTTGAAGGCATTACCAGCCAGACCCAAACCCCACAGCATGCGCTCATGCTCAGGGCGATACTCGACCATTACCTCGGTCAACTCGTAGTTCATGTCATCTTTGACACGAATAGCGGCTTCGCGCTTCTCGGCAGTCTCTTTACCAATAATCTGCGTGCGCACCGGCCCACTGGCTGGGAATGTCTCCATCATGGTCTCGGCTTGGAACTTTACCAGTGCTTCAGACAGTAGCGGGTGATACACACCGCATGCTCCGGGCCAAGGCTCGGTACGATCTTCGATCTTCATACCTAGCAACTCAAGACCGTCGGTATAAGTCTGCATCCAGTCTTTACGTGACGATATGTCCTCATCAAAGTCGCCTAGCAGATTACCCGCGAGTTCCGCCAAGACCTTGTCGTCCATTTCTTCCGCAAGGTTGGCACCGAAGTCATCGTCCTCTTTTTCAGCCGGTTCGATCTCAATTTCAAGACCACCAGCACGAATTTTTACTTCCTCTGGGTCTTCAATCTCAATCTCAATATCAGGCTCTTGGCCTTCTAACAGATCGGTTAACCCCATCGGGGCTTGTGCTAGTGCTTTATCTATTGCCATGATGTGTCCTTTTAGTAATACCCCTCAAACTTGCGTCTGAACATTATCGGCTCATCTTCCTCATCGAGTGAGGTACGGATATAGCCGCCTTTACGGAATCTCATTAACGCAAGAGATACCGAGTCAACATAGTCATCATGCTCGCCGGAGGGGAAACTGGCAACCTCATCAATGACCTCTTCTGCCCAATGGGTGTTGGGTGCCCATACCCGCCCAGAGGCGAATAAGTCAGACACCGCATTCAATCTCGAAATCTTATCGTTACCTTTGACTGGAGTGAACTCTTGGACTGGTATGCCCATCGCTCGCAACTCGTATATCAAGGGTGCCCCCGATGCTCTTTTCTCGATTATCACGGAGTCGGGTTGCCACTCTTTGTAGTGCTCGATAGCCACTCGTTTGAGTTCTGGAAACTCCATCCGGTCTCGGAAGGCATTTAGGAGGATGATGTTTGTATCTGTTTTGCCCGTATCGGGGTTCTCTTGGTAGAACACACCCCACGTCGTACAGGCTGAATAGTCAGCACGGTTGGACTTCTCGAAGGCCGTATCCCATGACATCAGGGTAAAGTCACAGAACGGTGGGTCATCCCGATCCCATTCTTGCCACCAGTCACGTTTGACGATGGCGGAGGTCTCCGAAGTGGGCTGCTGCATGTACTGCGCCATCCACTTGCTGTTTGGGAGTTCTTTTTGGAGGGCTTGCAACTCAATAAGTGACCAAAACTCAGGCCACAGGGGGTTTCCAGAGGGCAAAATAGCCGGAAAGTCGATGACTTCCCACTCTTCGCCGCCCCGTTGGGCCTCTGCCTTGATAACTTGGCCCGTCAAATCCTTCTTTGACCACCGCGTCATCACGATCACGATGGCTCCACCCGGTTGCAGACGCTGCCGAGGGCCTGATGTGTACCACTCGTAGGTCTTGTCGTATATCTCGGGGTTAGTTTCCGCCAGCGCGGCCTCTTGTTCACTGTGTGGGTCGTCGATGATGAGCAGGTCAGCACCTTTACCGGTCACCGCACCGCCCACACCGATAGCGAAGTAGTCACCTTGCTTGTTTGTCGCCCAGCGTCCAGCCGCTTTTGAGTCGGCTTGCAGCCCAACCCCCGGAAAAATCTTTGCATACACCTCTTGGTCCACCAAGTTTCTAACTTTACGTCCGAAGCCCACAGCCAGTTCTGCCGTGTGGGAGGTCTGGATGACCTTCTTGTGTGGAAATTTGCCGAGGAACCATGCCGGAAGCAGGTATGAGGCAAACTCGGACTTAGTATGCCGGGGAGGCATGTTGATAATGAGCCTCTTGCACTTGCCCTCGGCTACTCGCTCGAAGGCCGCTGCCATCTTGGCGTGGTGTTTACCACTGATAAATGTAGGCCAGACCTCTTTAACGAAGGCCAGAAACTTAGTCTGCGCCAGTTTGCGCATCTTGAGTTCTTGGAGTTTTTCGAGTTCAGCGAGTAGTTTCTCCTGCTCCGGCAACGACAGTAGCGGCAGGATGTTAGGAATGTCCTTGAGGGAGACGTTACTGAGGGCTTGTTGGGCTGTCGTCATTTGTCGCCTCGTCCTCGGTTTCACCCTCGTCGTTCAACTCACTAGCCAGTGGAGGCAACTCATCGTCCTCTTCCTGTCCGGCTATCCCCAGTTGTTCATCTAGGTCTGCTCCAATAGGAGTAATGTCAATGACCTCTGCATTAAGCAGGCGCTTAACGCGCTCCTTAATGGCACTCTCCAAGTCTTCGGGGTTCTTGTAGTTGATCGTGATCTCACTACGTTCAGTGAACAGGCCAATATCACTGTGCTTACCTAGTAGTTCTAGGGCTTTCAACTCGTATCTGGGGTCGCCACAGTTGGCAATCTCCATGAGTTTATGCGTGATGGCTGACCGCGCTTGGGCTACATCCAAGGCAATCTGCTGACCGTAGGTTCGCAGGAATGCTGCTGCCGCGAACGCTGTATTGGGGTTTGTTAGGTTTTTAGCCTTGCGGTTCTTGATCGCTTGCTCGATCAGATTTTTCTCTTTGTCCGCTGTGGCTTCATCTACTTCGAGGGATGCGCCCAAGGCGACTTGAAGTTCTGCCGTATTGCCTGCAACCGCTACTTCTTCAGCAAAAGTAGAGACGACTTCATCCGCCGTGTCAAAAGGCACAGGATGTTGGTCAGTGGGTTCTATGTTAACTACAGGCATGTAAGGAACTGTTTGTGGCTCCAGTTGCACGCAGTATACACAGTAACGTAGCAGCAGTGTCAATAAATAAATAAAAAAGGGGTGTGAACTAAATTCACACCCCAAGCCCGGAAGGAGACGGGCGTGCTGCTGAAAGCAAGGTAAAAATTTTTACCTTAAAAAATAATACCCCCCGGGGGTAGGGGAGGTAAAGAAAAATGAAGGGGGGTGTTTCTAGGATCGAACTAGGTACGTCTTGGCGGACAAAGTGAAGGGGGTACCCCTACGTGAATATCCAGATACACCTTAGTTCCACGGGAAACATCTTTACCGGAGTGGCGGCGAGACGCATACGGAGATTAGCCGAGTTAAGGCGTGGGGATAAGAATGTGGTACGAAGTTAGATGGGGAAACGTCGGGGGCTGCGATCCAATGTGTGGATTAGTAAGTATAGGGGGACCACACCTCCTCGTTTTGTGGTTTGGGGGGTGGCGGGGTAGTGGGGTCGCGCCTAGCCTAACAATGTTAGGGGGTGAATTGTTGTTTCCAAAATAGTGGCTTTTCTGTACCACGTTTTGATATAATGGCACCATGCAAAACGAAAACGAATTGCATCCGGTTAGGCGGTTCCCTAACAATGTTAGATAAAGGAAATTCAAAATGGAAAACGTCATTGTCAACGGTAACACGGTATCACTTGAAACCCTCCGCAAGGGTGTTGCGGATGCAGTAGTACGGGCTTACGGTGCCGAGCGCGATTATGCGATTGCCCTGAATGCTCTGTTCGTGGGGTTCGATTGGTTCGACATCGAAGCGAACGATTCGAGCGAGACCGCCAAGCCTGTGCACGGCGAAAAGAAAGCCCTGTATGTGGAATTGAAGGCGGCGAAACACTCTAACCCTTCTACAGTATGGGCGCGGATTCGCAAGTATGGGCGCGAAGAGCGTCACGGCAAACCCGCCGAGGGTGAGACCGCCGAGGGCGCGGGTGAGAGCGAGGGCGCAGGTAACACCCCCCGCGATGCAGTGACCCGCAACGTGGAGGAATTGATTGCCCTCTACAAATTCAACGCGAAGCAGGAATCACTCCCTGCGAAAGTAACCGAGGCGCAAAAATTCATCGCCTCCGCGCTGATGGCCTTGGGTGTTGACCTGAGCATGGTGAAGTAAGAGGAGGGCGGGGGGAAACCCCCGCCTAACATTGTTAGGCTTACCGGAGAATCACTATGCGCCGAATCAGTATTTTGTGGCTTTATCTTTTCACTTTGGTGTTGGCGGTCATCGCCTCTTACCCGTACTGAAACCCCCCTAACCTAGCCCCCGCCCTCGCGGGGGTTTTCTTTTGCCCGTCCGGTTTTCACGCCGTGCGGGCTTTTTGTTTCCCGTACACCTAGCCTGCTCGACCTAACAATGTTAGGGGGTGCGGGCTTTTGTGTTTCCCCTAGCGTCTTTTGGTTTAGGGACAATGATAGTGACCAGAGCGGTGGGACGAGATGGTCGGGGTAAAGTTAGGATTTCTCGCGTATCACCAAGGCGACCATGATAGTGACCAGAGAGGTGGATGGACATGGGGCTAACAATGTTAGGTTTGTTGGTTTTGTTAGAGCGTAATGTTAGAAGTGAACATTGCGTAAGTCGTTGATTTAAAACAACTTTCGTCAAATGTTATAATGTTAGCGTGATTTTGGAGAATGAACGGAAAAACGAGGCTCTCCGCAAGTGCAGTTCCACGCACCAGTGCAAAAACAAAAAACCCCCCCTCTCTCTTTTTCTCTCATAACATTATAACATTATAACAAAAGCCCCGCAAACCCGCATCAACACTGGCTTCTTCAATGTTAGCGAATTGTTAGGTTTCGTCGTCCTCTGCTTACTTCCTAACATCCTCTAGTCGCACCCCGCGATCAAAGTACTTGACTTGGATACTTTATTGTGGTACAATATAAGAAAAAGTGAAAGTTTAACCAAACCCCGTGGTAACACGGACAACCCGCCTAACAATGTTAGGTACATGACAGAAGGAGCGAACCGATGAGTGACTATGACTGGCGTGAGTGCATATCTTGCGGTGACGATGTGCACGTCGAACGATGGAATCTCGGCTACCACCACTGCAAGTTCTGCGGTGATGCACTGGCAAAACAGAAGCGATGGACTGTGGCTATCCCCTACTCCAAGGGTGCATACCAACTGGTCTATGACCCCAAGGACTTATTCAACACCAACCCGAAGGAGCAACGAGCATGAAGATTCAGATCGAGATGAAAGAAGTCTACGGGGAGACCAAGGTCTACCCCGTATGTGAGAAGGCAAAACTACTTGCGCGGATAGCGGGGACTAAGACGCTGACCCGTCCCGTGCTTGAGGACATCGAGCGACTGGGCTACCAGTTGGAGTTGATGGTCAACCCCAAATACCTTGAACTTGTCGGGGGGAGAGAAAATGCCTAAGTGGAATGTGCTGATGACAACCTCAGACTACGTGGAAGTGGAAGCGGATAGCCCCGAGCAGGCGACGAAAGAAGCAAGCAGGCTGTATGAGATGTGCGAGATTCGCCCTCAGTATCCGTTTTTTACCTGTGACCCAATGGACTTAATTGAGGAGTAACCAAATGAAAAGACCTACTGAAGTAATCCTAACAATGTTAGGCACGCTGGCCTTCTCCGCTTTTCTCGCCGTGATGCTGTTGGAGTGGATGGCGGGATGCGGGGAGACCTACATCGACGCGAAGGGCGAACGCCATGCCCACGAGTGCATGTTCATCGGTAAACCTGTGAAGGAGTGGTTCAAATGAGCGAAAAACCAATGACGGCTGACCGCCTGTACGAAATCCTCGACGACAACGGGGTGGCGTTCGAGGTGGTCGAAGTGTTCGAGGGTATACGCACCGTCCGAGCGGAAGTGCAAGAAGGAGAGACCGAATGAAAGAGACATTCGCAATCATCGGCGGCACTGTGCTTGGGCTGATGTTCCTAGTGTGGCTTGTGGAGGTGTGGCTGAAATGAAAATAACTCCGACAACCCAAACCCACAATGGCTACGCCATGAGCACGACCACGGTGGCATTCGTTAAGTCTTTGCGCGAGAAGGATGTGCAAGTAGGTGATGTGGTACACCTACGCAACAAACCGCACTACGTCTACGACATCCGACCCGACTGTATCGTCATCGTGTCGATGGACGAGCGCAAAGTGTACACAACACTGTGGTACGGAAAGGGATAAGCATGTGGGGATACTTAATTATGGTGTGGGGTGCAGTCCTTGCGGTGATCGCCATGCTGATCTACCTGAACGTGTGAGGTAGACATGCACAAGAACAAACCGAGCAAGCACAAGCCCGTGCTGACCAAGAAGCCGCGCAACCCTGTGGTGGCGGCATTGTTAAAAAATCCCAAGCGCAACGCAGGGCGACACAAAGCCAAGGCGGAGCAGCAACCCCTAACAATGTTAGACATAGACGAGAAGGAGCAGTGATATGTACGGAGCCAGATACGAATTACCAACCCTCTACAACTGGATGGATGCGACCCTCAAGGAGCGCGACACACAACTCATCCGTGGGCGCAACCCCGAGTGCAAGCCACTGGGCAAGCGGCGCAACACCCACGTGACTATCCGCAAGGACGCAGACGAGTCCATCGCATGCCGCCTCTACAACACGGACGTGGTGACGTACCACAAAGACGGGCGCATCGACATCCTCTTGGACGGGTGGGCAAGCCAGTCAACCATCGCCTTCATCGAAGAGGTGCTCAACGTACGCGGGTGCATTCAGCATAACCATGCGTGGATAGGTGCAACCCGAGAAGGGTGCACGCAGGTCGGCATGTACGCACTGCACACCCACGGGGTAAATACGTTCCGGCGCAATCAGCACGGGGACTTGGAGTTTCAGAACCCCATGCAGATCAAGACGCACAAGATCAACCGAGCAGGGGCTAACAATGTTAGGAAAGCATACAAGCCCTTCAAGGACTACGTGATGCGAACCATGCGCCTACGGGATGATGGCTTCAGCGGTCAGGAGTTCGGTGACGTGTTCGGATGGGTGCGAGACGGACTGCCCAACTACCCCGCCCAACTGCAAGTCACGACAGCGCACAACATGAAGGCGAGCGACATCCTTGCGTTCCTAGACCTAGCCAAGTCGGGGGAAGCCGCCGATCAGTACAAGGCGTCACTGTGGCTTGCGCGAAGCGCGTCAAAGTACGGCATGCGGCAAGATCGGTGGAGACCTACGGCGCAGGACATGCTCAAGTATCTCGACGAGTACATCCTGCTCGCCCATCGGGACGAGTGTTTCGTGGAAGTCGAAGCCCAAGGCGGTGAGGTGGTGCGTGACCCGTACGCCAAGTTCTTTGGTCGCGGAAATTAAAACCGATGACCGAAGCCCTTGACTTGAACATCTTTATGTGGTACAATGTTAAAAAAGAGTGGGAGTCTGAGTTCAGATGAGCCACCGTGAGCCTGCCTAACAATGTTAGGTGTAATGAAGTAAGTGTAACTAACCAAGAAGGAAAGACCAATGAGCGCAATCACATTCGGCACACAAGTGTCCCTGAAGCAAGCCGCGAGCATCATTCTCGCAACCCCGCAGAACCGCTACCTTTTACAAGGCGAGCCGGGAATCGGCAAATCCTCTCTGCTTAAGACGTTATCCGCAAGCCTGCCCGAGCACGAGGTGGCATACATCGACGTGCCCAACATGGACTTGGGTGACATCGCTATGCCTGTCATCAACCACGAGACCAAGACTACCACCTACTACCCTAACAGCAGGTTCAAAGTCCACACCGGCAAGCCCGTCATAACAATGTTAGATGAGTTCACCAAAGGTGCGGAGCCAATCAAGAACATGCTTCACCCTCTGCTCGAAGTGGCAAACCCTCGACTGGGTGACATCTCGGTGCACCCCGACTCCATCGTGTTCCTGACGGGCAACCTGTCATCCGATGGCGTGGGTGATAACCTGAAGGCGCATAGCCGAAACCGCATCATCCCGCTCAACGTGCGCAAGCCTGACTCCGACGAGTGGCTTGAGTGGGCTGTGAATAACGACGTAGAGCCAGTCATCATGGCGTGGGTGCGTCAGTTCCCGCATGCCTTGGCTTCCTACACCGATGCCGCGCACGGCGACAACCCCTACATCTACAACCCGAAGAAGGTGCAGACTGCCTTTGTCTCGCCTCGCTCTCTCGAACGAGCCTCTAACATTGTTAGGGTGCGTGAACAGATTGATACCGATACGCTGATTGCCGCAATGACGGGGGCAGTTGGCGAAGCCGCCGCCCGTGACATGCAAGCGTTCGTGGAGTACCAAGATCAGTTGCCGACTTGGGAAGCCATCATCAAGAACCCCAAGAGTGCGGACGTACCTACTAGCGCAGGTGCATGTGCTGTGCTTGTGTTCGGAGCCATCGCAAAGATCGCCAAGGACTCCATCACCCCATTCATGCAGTACCTCGAACGGTTCGAGCCTGAGTGGCAAGCATGCTTTGCCATCAACGTGGCGAAGTCCCCGACCAAGCAAGCGGTGGCATTCAGTTCGACTGCGTTCGCCGACTGGGTGGCGAAGAACGAAGATTTGCTGTGATCGAAAGGAGCCTAACAATGTTAGAGCAGGTACAAGACAAAGCCGAGCGACGGCTGAAGAAAGTAAAGATCGCCCTGATGCGCAACCCCAAGTTCGCACTGTGGTCGGGCATCCTGATGCTAGGCAAGACCGAGGTCAGTGATGCAGTCCCCACGGCATGCACCAACGGACGGGATGAAATCTACGGGCGCACGTTCATCGAAGGACTGGACGACAAGGAGTTGGGGTTCGTGGTGCTACACGAGAACCTGCACAAAGCGTTCCGTCATCTGTTCGTGTGGCGCAAGTTGTATGACGAGAACCCGCAGTTGGCTAACGCCGCTTGTGACTACGTCATTAACCTGATGATCGTAAAGTCCGATCCGAACGAAGCCACTGTGGCAATCCCTCGCAAGAACGGAAAAGTCTACGGGCTACTGGATGCCAAGTTCGCCAACATGAACGCCAAGCAAGTGTTCGACATTCTCAAGCAGGAGCAAGAGGGTAAGGGCGGCGCAGGCGGTGAAGGTGATGGTGAAAGTGGTGGACACGGTGGATTCGACTCGCACGACTGGGACGGAGCCAAGGAGTTGGACGAAGCCGAGCGCAAGCAGTTGGAGCGTGAGGTCGATCAAGCCCTGCGCCAAGGTCAGATTGCGCACCAAAAGATTCACGGCAAAGGTGCGGGTGACATGGGGCGAGAGTTGGGTGACCTGCTCGAACCACAAATTGATTGGCGCGAAATCCTGCGCGAGTTCGTCAAGTCCATCTGCAACGCCAAGGATGCGAGTTCATGGCGCAGAGTAAATCGGCGCTATCTGTCGAGTGATGTCTACATGCCTACGCTAATAGGTGAACGTGTGGGGCGCATCGCCATCGGCATCGACACATCGGGTTCCATCGGTGGGTCGGAGTTGAACCGCTTCCTGTCGGAGGTGAAGTCCATCGCTGAGGATGTCAATCCGCAGTCTGTTGACTTGATCTATTGGGATAGCGTGGTAGCGGCACATGAAGAGTACGACGAGTTGTCAGTACCTAACATTGTTAGTTCTACCAAACCAAGAGGGGGTGGGGGCACTGACCCTACCGCAATGATGACCTACCTGAAGGATAAGAACGTCACGCCCGAGTGCATCGTGATGCTCACTGATGGCTACATAGGAGACTGGGGTGATGACTGGAATGCTCCGATTCTTTGGACGATTTGCAATGGAGCATCGGATGTCTATGCCCCATGCGGTAAGACTGTTCATATTAAGGACTAATCTCATGAAGAAAGCAATCATTCGCGTGGGGTATAGCAATTTCGTACTGGATACTTCAAAAGCCCTAGCACTTTTAGAGTTGCTGGCCGACGCTGAGTTGTACGAAGAGAAGTGGCGCAAGTCGGAGGAGGGCGGGACGACCTACCACGTCTACCCGCAGGACACCAATGACGGACTGCGTGAGTTGAAAGTAGTGCCGATGGCGTTCTACCACATGGCAAAGATGGCAGGTAAACCTGAGAAAGTGAGTTGAGTATGAGTGAGTTACTGGCTATCAGCGTAACGCTAAACCTGTTTGTGATCTGGCGCTTCCTCAATCTTCATCGCATTCACGTGATGACGATGCGCCTGCTGTTCCAAGTCGCGCATGGCGAGGCGACTATCCGTGCCACCGAGGATGGCATGGAGATCAAGATGAAGAAAAACAACCCCTAACATTGTTAGATAACTGAAAGCAAAGGAGCGACCCATGAGTATTACATCTAGCGCAGTACTTGTTGAGATGAACATCTCGGTATGGACTGCAAACAAACTCGACAAGAGTGCAACAGAGAAGGTGGTGAGTGACAACGCCGCCGTGCAAAACGCCGCACAAGTTCGCAAGAACCTGATGGCGGGAACCACACTCCGCAAGGACATCGCGGACTACGCCGCAGGATGCCGCCTGTGGCACAACACCCGTACCCTGCCGTGGGCAGACAAAGGGGCTAGGCTGTTATCCACAAGCCTGTTCATGGACTACAAGTCCGAGGCTAACGTGCGCAGGGACACCTTCAACAAGATGGTGGACACCTTCATTCAGCAGTACCCCGCACTGGTGCAGACTGCCAACAATTACTTGGGCACTCTGTTCAACCATGAGGACTACCCGAGCGTGGACGAGGTGCGAAGCAAGTTCGGCTTCCGACTTGTGTTTAGCCCTGTGCCTGAGTCCGGTGATTTCCGCTTGCAAGTAGCAGAGCAGGACTTGGATGATCTACGCCAGCAGTACGAAATGAATTTCAATGATCGACTGGCTGAAGCCATGCGTGAGCCGTGGGACAGACTGCACAAGTTGCTCACGGGCATGAGCGAGAAGTTGACGGACGTGGATGGCGAGGACGAGTCCAAGAAGCGATACCACGATACCCTCATCACAAATGCGCAGAGCCTGTGCTCTTTGCTGACGCACCTCAACGTAACGAAGGATGCGAAGTTGGAGCAAGCCCGACGTGACCTCGAACTAACAATGTTAGGGGCTGACATCGACGCAATCAAAGAGAGTCCCGAAGTGCGCAAGGGCATGAAGGACAAACTTGATGCAATCCTCAAGCAGTATGAATGGTAAGGAGCCGATCATGGAAGATTTGAAATACGACTACATCGAACTCACTCTGCCTAACATCGTAGGCAGATGGGAGAAAGACAAGGAGCGCCGCGAGATTCGCGTGGAGAAAGACATCAAGCCATTCGTGGAAGCCCTTGCCAAGAAGTATCCGCAATGGCGGTTCGTGTCTACCCAGTTTTGGCATCAGCGTCCCGACAATGCTGAACCCTATGCTGAAGCATACCGATTCTATGTGTATGACGGGCGCGAAGCACTGGGTCAGATCAGTACGGACTACGGACGTAGCCGAGAGAAAGTCTACGCCATTAACAACGAGCGTATTAGCACCAGTCGGCAACGTGGTGACACAACCAAGACCAAGGACTTGAACAAGGCGGTCAAGATTGTGGGCAAGATGTTCGGAGCCAAGACCATCAACGAGCGACTGGCTGAGGCGAACAACGATGCGGCTAATGAAATCTACCGAGTGTTTCAAGACCGAGCGAATACGTTCCAACGGACGTACGACCACATCGCCAAACACTTGATGCCGTACATCATGGCTAACTACGAAAGCCTTGCGCCTATCGCAGTACAGGATGGTGCAAACGCAGACACGGTGGGCAAGTTAGTGAATGCCCATGAAGAGTTCAAGATCACGAGGGAGATTCATCAATGTCAGCAAAACAATACGGGGGCTGTGGTACTAATTCATGGAAGCGACTATGCTGTTATGGGCAACGACGATACGGGCGAGCACAATATACGCATCTTCTCAACCGAAACATTGCCACCCCATATCAAGCGAAGCGTAGGTATGCTTAAACTGGTCGAGCCAAAGTATTTCATCAAGAGTGCGGGTCTCAAGATTCACGACCAAGCATTCTTTGTGGTCAAGGAGGTGAGCGATGAGTGATGCGCCTACCACCAAAAAGGTACGAGGTAAGGGTAAACACCTTGCCAAGGTACACGTGAATCTCCGACTGTCTCATGACGTATTGGAGTTCTATAAAGGATTCCCCAGTTACACGGGGAAGATGAGGGAAGTACTAACCAACTATGCAAAGGAGCATAACCATGAAAAAAGTAATAGCGATTCTGTGTGTGACGTTGATGAGCAGTGGCGCGATAGCCGCAACCAAGTGCATCCCTGACGGGCGCGGAGGTATCTGCTGTTGGGATACAGATAAAGATGGCCCGTTCAGACCAATCACCTGCTAACGTAGTCACAACCTAACATTGTTAGGTAGTTTCCAACCCGCCCTCGTGGCGGGTTTTTTATTGCCCAGTGTTTGACAAAGTCCAAAACTGTGATATGATGGACTCACTATGGCAAGCACACCCGAGAAGAAGGTCAAAGACAAGGTAGTGAAAGTCCTGAAAGAACAGGGCGTTTACTACTTCTTTCCTGCCACCTACGGCATGGGACGCTCGGGCGTTCCTGACATCATCTGCTGTGTCGATGGACGCTTCCTTGCGATTGAATGCAAGGCAGGCAACAATAAACCCACGGCGCTGCAAGAGCGAGAACTACATGCTATTGCTTCCGCAGGAGGTAGTGCCATTGTAGTCAACGAAGAGAATCTACACAAAGTAGATCAGATTGTGCAACTACTCAAGGAACATGGATGCGAAAACAGAGGCGACACCTAGACGACCTAGCAGAGCCATGCGACGCAGTGAAACTGCTACTCAAGCGCATGGATTCCAACCCCCAAGAATTTCACCTGCGGCGCGGCGGCAAGTGGGCTGACGTGCTAAGTCTGTGCCGTCAACGCTTGGTCGGTACGGGCGACGACAAACTACATCTTGTTGTTCTTAGTGATACTGAAATACAGATGATATGGGAAAAGTTTATAGAGATTGGTAGGGGCGAGTTGAACAAGGAGTTCATGCGCCGAATCCTACGTACCGAAGATGAGGACTGTGATGGGGAAAAACAGACGTGATGATAGTGACCAAAGAAGTGGAACGGCATGCAACAAGTCGGAACTAGCCCCATCAATTACGCAAACCAAACCCAAGAGAAAAACGCATGAACTTATTGACCATCGACTTTGAAACGTACTATGACCGAGACTTTTCTCTATCGAAGATGACCACCGAGGAGTACATCCGCTCGGAATTGTTTGAAACTATCGGCGTAGCCGTGAAGGTCAACGATGGCGAGACCGAGTGGTTCAGTGGAACCGAGAAGGAGACTTGGAAGTTCTTGCAGAAGTTCGACTGGGCGCACTCGATTGCACTCGCCCACAATGCAATGTTCGACATGGCGATTCTTAACTGGCGCTACGGGATTAGCCCTAAAAAGATTGCTGATACGCTGTCAATGGCAAGAGCCATCCACGGTACTGAAGTTGGCGGTAGTCTTGGCGTACTGGTTCAACATTATCAACTTGGTGAAAAAGGAACGGAGGTTGTAAATGCGTTGGGTAAAAGACGAATTGATTTTTCTGATGAAGACCTGTCCCGTTACGCTGGCTATTGCATCAACGATGTCGATCTTACTTATCGCCTCTTTGGTTGCCTTGCTCCTAATTTCCCCATAAGCGAACTGAACCTGATTGACTTGACCATCCGGATGTTCTCCGAGCCTGTGCTTGAACTGGATACTGGCGTATTGCAACAGCACCTGACCAACGTGCAGGAGTCCAAAGCCCGTCTGATGGAAGGCATCGACGAGAGCAAAGACATGCTGATGAGCAACCCTCAGTTTGCCGAACTGCTCCGTGCTCAAGGTGTCGAGCCTCCGATGAAGATTAGCCCCACCACGGGCAAAGAGACATTCGCTTTCTCCAAGACGGACGAAGAGTTCAAAGCCCTACTGGAGCATGAGAAGGAGACGGTGCAAGCCCTTGTTGCCGCACGACTTGGAGTCAAGTCCACTATCGAAGAAACACGCACCCAACGCTTTATCGAGATCGCCGGGCGGGGCACTATGCCCATCCCCCTACGCTACTATGCAGCACACACTGGGCGCTGGGGTGGTGATGACAAGGTGAACATGCAGAACCTGCCGCGCTCATCCCCACTCAAACGTGCCATCCTTGCACCGCAAGGGCACATGATGATTGACTCTGATTCGTCGCAGATTGAAGCCCGTACACTGGCATGGCTTGCAGAGCAGAACGACTTGGTCGAAGCCTTTGACCGAGGCGAGGATGTGTACAAGATCATGGCATCTGCCATCTACGGCAAGCCTGTCGATGACATCACGAAGGACGAACGCTTTGTGGGTAAGACCACAATTCTTGGTGCGGGTTACGGCATGGGGGCAAAGAAGTTCCGTGCTCAGTTGAAAACATTCAACGTTGACCTACCACAAGAAGAATGCGAACGCATCATCATGGTGTATCGCCAAACATACCCAATGATTCCGATGCTGTGGCGGGAAGCAGGCAACGCCTTGCTTGCTATCGCTAACGGTCAGAGTGCACCACTGGGACGCCCCGATGTTCTCTCCGTGGAAGGAGCCAAGGGCATCCGTTTACCCAACGGGCTGTACATCAAGTACCCCAATTTACGACGCTGGACAAATGACTCAGGAAAAGAAGAACTCGTTTACGACACCAAAAGAGGAAAAGCCGTCATACCAAATCGAATTTACGGTGGTAAAGTTATTGAGAACGTCTGCCAAGCACTGGCACGTATCGCTATCGGAGAGCAAATGCTCCTCATTGCCAAAAAGTATCGAGTCGTCATGACTGTTCATGACGCTATTGCTTGCATCGTACCCACACACGAAGCCGAGACTGCTCGGGAGTTTGTAGAGATGGCGATGCGTATCCGTCCCAAGTGGGCACTCGACCTGCCGCTGAACTGTGAGTCCGGCGTGGGTCATTCTTATGGAGACTGCTGATGCACCAAGCCGTTGAACTTATTTTGAAACGTATGGAGAGTAACCCGCATGAGTTCATGTCGTCTAGCCCTCGCCAAGTGCGGTGGAACAGAATCATCCAAGACTATGACTCTTACCTGTCGGAGGACGAACGTGCCGCCATCAATCAGAAGTACAGTGAGATTCAGATGGATGCCATGCACAAGGACATCATGACCGAACTGTTGCATGGTGAACAGCAAGAGGACGAAGCACAGCAAAGCATCTACTCTGTCGCAAAACTTAAAGCACTCGTGAGATGAAAGAAGACATCGTTGTTGATTACGCCGCCCCTTGCATGAAAGCAGAACGGGCACTGAAGGACTTACATGACGCCATGCTAGAGCGCAAGTATGAGCAAGCCATTGAGGCTGCGCTGCAAGCACTCGTAGAAACAAAACTTACTTTGAATGCCATCAAACATGAGCAAGAAAAGTACGCAGGATAAGCACCCGAGTGGTCTCACTTGGGAGCGATGGAACTGGCCTTTCAAGACACCGGAGGAACGGGTCTTGGTGGCACAGTGGTTCCGAAAGGAACAAAGGAACGAGAAGCGCAAGCAACTCGACAATTTTGAAGAATCACCTTTTTAGGAGTGAACAAATGAAAGCCCAAACCAAGAAGTCCAAGATGATTGCGTTCTTCCGAACGAATCCAAACGCCAAACCAAAAGACGCCGCCGCTAAGTTCAAGGTGGCGATGCCCACCATCTACGCCATACGCAAGCAGGCATTGGCTGGTAGTGATTGGAAAACTGCTGCCATCATGACGAGCAACAAGCCTGTGGCTATTGACGAAGTTGCAGTCCTCGATCAAAACGCTGCCAACCTCGTCTACCAAGCATCCCTTGGGCGTAAACAACGCTTTCAAGCAAGCAACCAAGCCAACGCCCAACAGTATGGTGGCGACCACTACGTCAACATGGGTGTGCAACCGTGGAAGGCGATGGAGGCTTGGATGTCCACGGAAGCATTCGCTGGTTTCTTGCGTGGTAACGCCATCAAGTATCTTGCCCGTGCTGACAAGAAGGGTGGTGTTGAAGACCTGAAGAAAGCCCGTCACTACCTCGATAAGTTACTCGAAGTTCTTGGGGGGAACGAATGACCACACTCACCGAAGCCAAAGAACGTTTCGGGGGAGCCATCAGGGGCGAAGGGATGGACTGCCCCTGCTGTGGTCGGTGGGGGAAGATCAACCCCTACCAAATTACCAGCACTCAGGCCAAGGGTCTGATCTGGATGTACACCAACTTTCCTCAGAACCACTGGATTGACCTTGGTCGTGCTCCTGATTGGATACTGCGCTCCAAACCTATGTCTACTGCCAAATGGTGGGGTCTGGTCGAACCTGCTGCCAAGGATGAGAAAGATGAGGATAAGAAAGCATCCGGAAGATGGCGTCTAACGGACAAAGGTCGTGCGTTCGTCATCGGGCGTACCCTAATTCCCAAATATGCTTTTATCTTTGACAATGGCTGTTTTGGCTACTCAGAGGCGATGGTAGACATCCGTGACGCACTTAAAAAGAAGTTTTCGTATGAAGAACTGATGGGCAGTTCTATGCGAGGGCTGACATGAAGTGGGTCTTTGCTGTCTTGTTGGTTGCGTCTATCGGCATAGGCATTTTGTTCTTGGGGTACTACCAAGGGCGTGAAGCCTACATGACTGGTTACAACGCTGGTTACATGGCTGGGTATGTGAATGCAGAAAAGGAGCAATGTGGAAAACGCTGAAGAAAAAATTTGGAGGTACTTGGTCGAGCATAAAACGCCTGTACTGGCGGCAACACTTGCTAAACGACTCATGTTCAGCCAAAGCCACGTTGCTCGTATTCTGCGAGACCTAGAGCGAACAAGTATTGTTGAAGTGGTGCGTGTCGGTAGTCAGAAATTTTATAGGGTAAAGCCATGAACTTTGACGAATGGTGGGCAACTTTGACGCCACCCGAACGTAGGGTGGTTGGGGAAAGCAACGCTCGGTTCGTATGGAAAGAAGCAGTCAGGGCATGTGGAGAAAACGACGACATGGAGAGAATGCTGGAGGAACTATTAGAGTTGCGAAAGCAAGTAAAGGAGTTAAAAAATGAAGTTTAAAAAGAAACCCGTCGTCATCGAAGCCGAGCAGTTTCTCCCTAACGACGAAGCCATAGAGAAAGTTATGGCGCTGGCGTCACAGGGTTCTCGTCAGGTGGCGGTGACACGCATGCCGGATGGACACTGCACGATGCACATCCAGACGCTTGAGGGGGTTATGGAAGCCACCATCGGGGATTGGATTATTCGCGGTATCCAAGGTGAGGTGTATCCTTGTAAGCCAGACATTTTTTATGCCACATACGAACGGGTTTCCGAATGAACATCACATGGTCTTACTCCTCGCTCAAGACATTTGAGCAGTGCCCAAAGAAGTACTACCACCTGAAGGTAGTCAAAGATGTCAAAGACGAAGGCAGTGAGGCCACGTTGTATGGACAAGAGTTACACAAAGCGGCTGAGGACTACATCAAAGAAGGCAAGCCCATCCCACCCAAGTTTGGTTACATTCAAGAGACGGTGGATGCCATCAAGAACATCCCCGGCGAGAAGCACTGCGAACTCAAACTGGGTGTCAGAAAGACCGACACTGGCTACGAGCCTTGTGGCTTCTTTGACAAGGATGTCTGGTGGCGTGGCATCGGTGACGTGATTGTGGTACAGGACGAACTGGCGTTTTCCTTGGATTACAAAACCAGCAAGAACGCCAAATACGCAGACCTCAAGCAGTTGGACATCCTAGCCGCTGCCTTGTTCACGCACTTTCCACAGGTCAAGAAGATCAAGTCTGCCTTGGCTTTCGTGGTCAGCAATGAGTTTATCCACAAGGAACATTTTGCCGAGATGCGGGACTCCTATTTTGCGACATTTGAGCCGGACCTAGATAGGCTTGCTACTGCTCAAGAAACAGGAGTGTGGAATACGAATACTGGGCCTTTATGTAAGTTCTGCCCCGTCGTATCATGTGAGCATAATCGGAAACGATAGGAGCCAACATGCCATACGTCAACAAACCCAGACCCTATAAAAAAGAGTACGAACAGTACCAAGGCACTGAAGAACAAAAGAAGAACCGCGCCAAGCGCAATGCCGCCCGCCGTAAGGCAGTGCAAGACGGCAAAGCGACTAAAGGCGACGGCAAAGATGTGCACCACACCACGGCTTTGTCCAAGGGTGGTAGCAACAAAGGCAAACTACAAGTCATTTCGGCAGCGAAAAACCGTTCTTTTGATCGTGATGCAAAGAACAAACTCGTTTCCGAACTAAGTCCAAGAGAGCGAAAGAGTGCAAATCGTAGATAACAAAGTCCTGCTGCTCCAGACTAAGCAGCCACACCCCATCACTGAACAGATCAAAAAGAGCGCAGTCCTCTCCCAAGAGGACGGTGTCTACGAAGTTGCTGTCAACTGGGGATTGAAAGAGGCACAAGCCCTCGCACGGTTGGGTATCAAAGATGCCCCGTCGCCCATCCTGCGCGACTACAAGTGGACTGGCAGACTAACTCCGTTTGCTCATCAGAAAGAGACCGCATCTTTTCTGACCCTCTACCCCAAAGCCTTCTGCTTCAACGAACAGGGTACGGGTAAGACAGCGTCCGTCATTTGGGCGGCTGACTACCTGATGAAGATTGGGCGCGTAAAGCGTGTGCTTGTTTTGTGCCCTCTGTCTATTATGAAATCCGCATGGCAGCAAGACTTGTTCAAGTTCGCCATGCACCGCTCCTGCTCTGTTGCTCACGGGGATGCCAAGACCAGAGCCAAAGTCATCAACGCAGGTTCGGACTTTGTCATCATTAACTTTGACGGACTGGCTGTCGTTAAGCAAGAAATCCTCAACGGTGGCTTTGATTTGATCGTGGTCGATGAAGCCAACGCATACAAGAACCCGCAGACCAACCGCTGGAAAGTACTCAAAGAAGTTGCCGCCAAGGCTGACTGGCTTTGGATGCTGACAGGCACTCCGGCTGCGCAGTCTCCGCTAGACGCATACGGGCTGGCAAAACTGGTCAACCCTGAAGGTTCTCCAAAATACTTTGGTCAGTTCCGTGACCAAGTGATGTACAAAGTGTCGCAGTTCCGGTGGCTACCTAAGCCTCAAGCACAAGGTGTGGTGCATAAAGTTTTGCAACCCGCCATTCGATTTGAGAAAGATCAGTGTCTTGACCTGCCCGAGGTGACATTCGTTGAACGCGAAGCCCCCTTGACGCCGCAGCAGTTGAAGTACTACCGGATGCTCAAGAAGCAGATGACGATCAGCGCCGCTGGCGAAGAAGTCACAGCAGTCAACGCAGCGACTAACATCAACAAGTTGCTGCAAATCTCAGGCGGTGCGGTCTATACCGACAACCGCGAGGTGATTGAGTTTGATGTATCCAACCGGATACAGGTCATCCTTGAAGTCATCGAAGAAGCCTCCCACAAAGTGCTGGTCTTTGTACCGTTCACGCACACCATCGAGTTACTCCGTGAAGTGCTGGAGAAGAACAACATTTCGTGCGGTGTCATCAACGGGCAAGTCAGCGTCAACAAACGCAGTGAATTGGTCAAAGACTTCCAAGAAAAATCTGACCCTCACGTGCTCATCATCCAGCCGCAAGCAGCCTCTCATGGCCTTACGCTTACCGCAGCAGACACAATTATTTGGTACGCCCCCGTTACAAGCGTGGAGACTTACCTGCAAGCCAACGCCCGAATCAACCGTCCGGGTCAGAAAAACGCGATGACCATCGTGCACATCAAAGGCAGCGAAGTTGAGAGCAGGCTGTACAGCATGCTCCAGAACAACATAACAAACCACGAAAAAATCGTGGACCTGTATCGCCAAGAAATTTCACAAGACGTTTGACAAAGTCAAAAGTTGTGTTATACTCAACTTTCCAAAGCAAGAAGGAGCGACCTCATGACAGAAACAGAATTGACCATTGACGAACTTGTGAGCATCTATCTCAAGATTCGTACTGCCATCGAAGCAAAAGAAGAGCAGCACAAAACTGAACTACAAGAACTGAAAGATCAGTTCGACGTGGTCGGCAACAAGTTGCTTGAAATCTGCAACGAGCAGAACATGGACAGCATCAGAACACCAGTAGGAACAATCTCTCGCCGGGTGTCGTCACGGTACTGGACGAGCGATTGGGATTCGATGTATCAGTTCATCAAGAACAACGATGCACCTTTCCTATTGGAGCAACGAATCCACAATTCCAACATGCGACAGTTCTTGGAGGACAACCCAGACAAGTTTCCGGCTGGGCTTCAGAATGAGCGCAAGTACACCGTGCAAGTCCGTAAACCAACTGCCAAGTAAGGAGCGACTATGGATGAGAAGCAACTGGAGTTGCAGGCGCGGGTGACTGCGCTACAACTCGCAATTCAAGTAGTGGGGGCAACCCCTGAGCAGGTTGTGCAGTACGCACAAACTTTTTACCAATTTCTCAAAGGAGCAAAGTAATGGGCAATCTCGCCATCTTCAAACAGCAAAACGCCGTCGCCGTTTCGGGTAACCGCCAACTAAGCGACCTCGCCAAATCTTTGGCATCGTCTACGACCTCGCGTCGTATCCAGACCAATACCAACGGTACGTTCAAGCGCATCGTCAACGGTGAGCAGATTGGTAACGCCATCCGTGGCGAGATCAACGTCATCATCGTGGGTGCACTGCCCAAGGTCTCTCGTATCTATTACAAAGAGAAGTATGACCCCAACGGCGAACCCACTCTGCCGAACTGCTGGTCTAATCTTGGTGACAAACCTGAAGCCGCTGCTGGTGACAAGCAACACGACAACTGCGCTGACTGCCCTCAGAACATTAAGGGTTCCGGCGACAACGGTGGTAAAGCCTGCCGCTATCAGCGTCGCATCTCGGTGATGGTCGAGGGTGATTCCAGTGGTGATGTGTACCAGTTCAACGTCCCTGCCAAATCTCTGTTCGGCAAGGGTCACGGTAACGTGCATCCGTTCGAGTCATACGTCAAGTTCTTGATCGCCAATGGCGAGTCTCCTGACAATGTGATGACCAACATCAGTTACGACTTAAACGCAGATTCTATGGAACTGCTGTTTACCCCGTTGCGCAACATCAGCGACGAAGAGTACGAACTGGTCAAGGCTGCGCAATCCAAGCCTGAGACCAAGATGTACACCATGATTACCGTGGCACAAGCCGATGGTGTTAAGAAGCAGCCCCCTGCCGTGGAAAACAAAGCCAAGGTAAAGGTTGACGATGTCGAGCCGAAGAAGGCAGTCGTTCGTTCGGATGAACCCGAAGACGAAGCAATCGAAGAGCCTGTAAAGCGCCAAGTTAAAAAAGCCGAGCCTGCGCCCAAGGCTAAGGCAAGTCTTGCTGACGTTGTAAGTCAGTGGGGCGAAGACGAGTAACTCGATGAGTTACGGCTACAGCGCACGGCTGATTGCTCTGAACAAGGAGGCTGACTCTAAGTTACTGGGTGTCAAGTTAGGCAGGATTTGCATCAAACGCAATATCCCTGTCTCGCTTGTTGCATCCCGACTTGGGGTTAGCCGACAGACGGTCTACAACTGGTTCACTGGGGCTAATACCCCTTTGAATCAGTCAGTAGGTGCAGTCGAAACCTTGCTCAAATCTTTCACCTGATTCTTTTTAACGCCTTGGACACGGAGTCTAGGGGGTAGTGCCCCCTTTTTCGACATGATAGATAAAGACCTTTTAAGTATTGTTCAACCGCCCGATGGGTGGTTTGCAGTGCTGGGCATAAAAGGTGAAGACGATGTCAGGCAAAAACTGGTAGCAACACGCGAAGAAGTAGACCAAGTCGCCGCAGAATTTGTGGCGCAAGAGCGAAACGTTTATTTTGGGGTCGCCAAGTTTGCGACAGACCAAAATCGTAAAAAGCCAAACGTTAAAGGGCTGAAGTCATTCTGGCTAGATATTGACTGCGGAGAATCCAAAGTCGCAATCAACGAAAAGACCGGACGCCCCGATGGATACATTGACCAAGCAACTGGACTGCAAGAACTACAAACCTTCTGTAAGAAGATCGGGCTTCCAAGACCACTGCTAGTCAACTCCGGACGTGGCATCCACGCATATTGGCCTCTGACTCGTGAAGTTACCCGTGAGGAGTGGGAACCAGTCGCAGAGCGGTTACGCGAACTTTGTGTTCTTCACAACTTCCACATCGACGGGAAAGTTTTTGAAGTTGCCCGTGTGCTGAGAATACCCGGCACATTCAACTTTAAAGACAATCCACCTACGCTGGTAGAGATTATCAGCGACGCCCAGCCTGTTGACTACGATGACTTCCGCAAGATTTTGGGAGTCAAAGAGATACAGCCCGCAGCCCCCAAACGGGAGTTGACGGAATTGGCAAAAGCCATGATGCAGAACACCACGTCATCTTTCCGCAAGATTATGTTGCGCGGGGAAGGCGGGTGCAGACAGTTGCTTTCGGCTTTTGAAGACCGCGAGACTTTGTCAGAACCCCGATGGTTTGACGCGCTGTCGATTGCAAAGTTTTGCAGTGACCGTGACGTTGCCATCCACAAGATGTCCGAGGGCCACCCAGATTATGACTATGCAACTACTGAAGCAAAGGTAGTGCACATAGTTGGCCCGCACAGTTGCGCAGAGTTTGAACGCAGCAACCCCGGTGGGTGTGATGGATGCCCTCACAAAGGCAAGATTAAATCTCCGATTGTGTTGGGGAAAGAGATTGCCGAGGCGACGGAAGAAGACAACACCGTCGTTGTTGAGAACGAGGAGGACGAAGACACCGAAGTTCACACCATCCCCAAGTACCCCAGCCCATTTTTTCGTGGCAAGAATGGTGGTATTTACAAGATGGTGGGGGACGAAGAAGAACCCTTGCGGGTCTATGAGCACGACCTGTATGTGGTCAAGCGCATGCGTGACCCTGTGTTGGGTGAAGTCATCGTAATGAAACTGCACCTACCTCGGGATGGGGTTAAAGAGTTTGTTGTGTCGAACGTGCAAGTCACGGACAAAACCGAATTACGCAAAGTGCTTTCTAGTCACGGCGTAGTTTGCAGCACGAAACCTTTTAATCTGTTGATGGAGTACCTATTCCTCTCTATCAAAGAACTTCAATATAAACGGAGAGCAGAACACATGAGGCAACAATTTGGATGGGCCGATAGGGACAGCAAGTTCATTATCGGTGACCGAGAAATTACACCAGACGGCATCTTTCATAGTCCGCCGTCGAGCACTACGCACAACCTAGCACAACACATGCAACCTACGGGCACACTGGACAAGTGGAAAGAAGTGTTTGCCCTGTATGGTAGACCCGGTCTGGAACCACATGCGTTTGCAACGCTGACAGCCTTTGGTTCCCCCCTGCTTAAATTCTTGGGGCAGAACGGAGCCATCATTAACGTTATTCATCCCAACTCAGGTACAGGTAAGACCACCATCTTGCACATGTGCAACAGCGTGTACGGAGACCCCGGCAGACTGTGTGCGATGTGGGATGACACCCTACAAGCAAAACTGTTGCGCCTTGGTGTGATGAACAACCTGCCATTCACCGTGGATGAGATGACCAACACCACTCCGGCAGACTTTTCGACATTGGCATACAGCATGTCGCAGGGACGGGGACGTGATCGGGTTAAGGCTAACGCCAACGAGTTGCGTCTAAACCTCACTTCGTGGCAGTCAATGTCTTTGTGCTCATCAAACGCTTCGTTCTACGAGAAGATGGCTTCACTCAAAAGCAGCCCTGACGGCGAGATGATGCGACTGATTGAGTACAAGATCGACTACAGCCCAGCAATTGACGTGGCAGAAGCCAAGCAAATGTTCGATCACCAACTGAAACAGAACTTTGGATACGCAGGTGACCTGTATGCCAAGTGGCTAGTAGACAATCTGGAAGAAGCAAAGAACACGGTCCTTGGCATTCAAGCCAAGATTGACAAGGAACTTAAACTTACGCAGCGTGAACGTTTCTGGTCTGCCGTAGTTGCCGCAAACATTACTGGTGGTTTGATTGCCAAGAGCATTGGCCTGATCGACTGGGACATGAAAGTCATCTACAAGTGGGCTACCCAAATGATCTTAGGCTTACGTGTGGAGGTGAAGCCACCAGCAAGTGATGTGATGGCAGTCGTTGGTGACTACATTAACCGCCACATGCAGAGCATCTTGGTTGTGAACGACGAGGTTGATCGCCGCACCAACATGGCAATGTTGCCGACACTGGAGCCTCGCGGTGAGTTGCTCATACGCTATGAGCCAGACACTAAGAAGATGTTTTTAGCCGCCAAGCCGTTTAAGAATGATTGCGTCAAATTCCAAGTGAACTACAAAGACACGCTGGCGCAGTTGGAAAAGAAAGGTATCTTCCTCGGCACCATGAACAAGCGACTATCTAAAGGCATGAAGGTTGTATCGCCCGGGGTGCACTCGCTAATCTTTGACTGCTCCAATACTGAGTTTATCAGCATGGATGAGTTTGCAACCCCGAGTGCTAACGATGCTGGTGGAGAAGGTTAGTTACCAAGTGAACTGGAAAAAGTTTAGGAAAGGGTGCTCGTTTTTCATCCCTTGCCTGAACCCGCCTGTTGCAGAGAAAGAGATTCGTCGTACCACACAGAGGTTTCGGTACAACATTCTGACCAAAGTTGTGATTGAAGACGGCGTTAGGGGTTTACGGATATGGCGTCTTTGATATACTGAGCGCGGAAGAATCGCTCCTTCCGCTTTCTTGGCGTAGTTGCCTACCTTACACCCCGGGGTTATTCCCGGGGTTTTTTATTCCTGCGGCACTTGAGAGCGTTCGAGCAGTGGATAAATATATGGCGCAAATTGAGGGCTGACGCTAAGTCCTTCAACTGCTTCCATACGGCGCTGTGCCCGACCAGACAACGACTTCGACACGGTCTCACCACTGATAGCCTTCATTCCGTTCTTGTAGTTAAAACGGTCAATGGCTACTAGAGAGTCTTCAAGACGAGTCTCGTTGCGGTCCGTCGGATTGTCTTCATACCGCTGCACTGCAAGATCAAGATCATCCAACACTTTTTTACGGTCTTTGTCGATATCCATCTCCATGCGTTTGGCAATGAAGTTCTTTTTCTGAATCTCGGCTACTTCAGTGCTTTGGAAACCCAGTGCCGTGCCCAACAATTTGCCCGTGGTGTACCACTCGGCACTACGGATTTTATCTCCTTGGCGATTTTTTTCCCCCTCTTCCGATAGCCGGAGGGCCTTTGCCCCACCACGGAAGAACGCAGGAAGCATTTTTTCAACCCCACGGTTAAATTGACCGTTGTTGAAGTCATCGAAAGCAGAGGCAATCTGTTGCCCCATGCTACCGAATGGGCCAGTCACAAAGTTAAAAATGAACTGCGTAAATGCAGCCTTGGAGTCTTCCGCAGGTACATCGTCACGGAACCACAGACCATCCAGCGACACCGATGCACCAATGTTCAGGTCAGTCAGTGCAGAGATCGGCCCCATCTTAACGCCACGTTGCAGAGCCAGAGCCTGTTCTTCGGTCAGACCCATTGCCTTAGCAAGGTCACTACCCCGACCAAAGTAAGTTGGAATGAACCACTCACGGAACCACAAGTCGAGACTGCGTTTGCCCAGCGGGTCGCCTTCATCGTCCTCGTCGTACTCTTCATCGGAATCATCATCTTCCATGTCAGGGCGAAGTGCTTCTCGAATTCCCTCTGCCATACCCATAATCATGCTGTACCCGGGCAGGCCGACCACACCCGCAAACAGGCCAGTCATACCCATCGTACCAAAGAACTTGATGGCAGCATCACGTTTGTCTTCTTTGTTTAAGTAGGGGAGCATTCCATAGAAGTTGCGCACCAGATATGAAGTCATCTGAAGCGGGTAAGTCATGAACTGGGTAGCCAAACGAGGAATAGCACCAGCCTTCATGATGCGCGGTTTGTTGTACTGGGTGTAGTTAAACAGCGCCTCGTACACTATGTTGGTTGCAGCATTGATCGCACGGTCCGTAGCGTCTGAGTTGTTTAGCCCTTCTTTCTTAGCACGAGCAAATTCCAGTTCAAACGTGGACATGTACATAATTTCACGTGTGATGCGCTCCAAGTGGTGGAAGGCACCGCCCATCAAGTTCAACGTAGCCCGAGTGCCCTTCTTCATCCAGCCTTCGTACTTGCCAGTGGGCACAGCGGCACGGCTTGTCATGTCGGCAGCGTAGGTAGACATGAAGATGTCTCGGTCTTGGGCGGCTTCCCATGCACGCTTGAGTGCCTTGCGGTACTCAGGGTCTGGATGCTTATTAACGTAGTTGGAATCGTTGATCGAAGGCTCGCCCCACTTAGTGGTCACGTTGCCGTTCTTGTCTACCTTAGTAGTGCCAAGTTTGTTAAACAGGTTGGAGTAACGAGCGGTAACTTTTGCCGTCTCGGTTGCACCATACTCGGCGGTCAGGACTGGTAAGCCAACAATCGGCAACTGCGTCATTTGCACCAAGGCCGACTTAGGCGAAGTCAGCATGTAGTAAAACACCACTTGGTTACCAAGGCTTGCCATTTGGTCCCAGTTAAACTCGCCCGGAACTGCGGGGGTCATCTCTGCACTGGCTCGCGTAGCAATCTCATCCACGAACGCACCGAGTTTCAACTTGTCAGGGTTGCCTGCAAGTTCAGCATAAGCGGAACCAATACCCAGACGAATCTTGTCGGAGTAGGCAAGGCGTGCCAGTTGGTTAGCCGCAGTGTGCTGGGACACAATGAAGTTACGAAGCACGTCGGCACTGAAACCAGTCTTACCTTGGCGGTGGGTAAACTTACGGCGGATGTCCCGATCAGGCAGCGTCATCAGGTACATCTGGTAGACCTGATCTTTGATCGCGTCTACATCCGAAATGCCAGCCTTACCGGTAGTGGGGTCCATCTTGGCGCTGTCTTCCAGTGCCTTGAAGATGTCCTTGAGCATTTGACTGGACTCAACGATGTCGTTACGCATCTCGCGCAGGTCATCACCCACATCGTAATCTTGGTTCTCGATCATGTCATCGAGCGTTTTGCCAGATTCTTCCGCACGCTTACGGGCATAGTTGTTACGAGCCGTTGCGGTTTCGAACATATAGAACTCACCCGACTTGCCTTTACCGATACGCAACCAGTAGTTGCCGTAACGCATGAGGGGGAAGTACACCCCTAACTGTTGGGCTTCTTGGAAAGTCTGCGTAATCTGGGCAATCAGTTTGCCCTTGGGGGTATTGGGTTGGTTGGCTTTGCCCGGAATGTTGGCCTTAGTGATCTTCTCGATCAGCAACTTTTGATGCAGGTCAAACGTATCCCGGTAGGCATCACGCGCCATGACGTAGATGCGCTGCCCTTCACCGTTACCGAATATGGGCTTGGCAAGGCTCTCCCAACCACTAATGTTGTACTTCTCCCCGGTATGAGGGTTCACCACCAAGCCACCTTCGTACACCACCTTCAACTCGTTCTCACGTTTGGTGACGTTGCCTTTGGCAGTGGCTCGTTGTTTGGGTGACTTGTTAGGGTCAGTAAGTGCGGCTTGGTAGTCGGCTTTTAACTGCTGCAATTGAGTGTCGTTCTTCAACGCATCGGTAAGGTCTGAGTGCGCTGTTGGGTCAACACCTAGCAACGTAGATGCGTGCATGACATCGCCTAGCGCCCGAGCACCGTCTTCGTACTTCTGACCAAACGCCACCCACTCAGGGACTTTCTGCGCCAGTTCCCGAATCATCTTGGCACGCATGCCAGCCATGTCTTGCACTGCGTCGTTGATGACTTTGAGGTTGTTGATGCGATCACCCACCCAGCGTGTGATGTCCATCGTAGTTTGCGTGGGCAAAATTTTACGTATAGTACCCACAGACAAAGCACTATATGCAGACTTAAGCAGCCGCACCGCATCTTTGGCGTTACGGGTTTGCATCATTAACTCGCCCACACTAGCGTTCAAATCCGTTGCACTTTGCGACTTTGCCAGTTTGCCAAGAGTCTTGTTTTGCTTTGCGGTAATTTTCTTTGCCAGAGCCATGATAGTGCTCTGAGAAGAAGGGGCAGGGGCTGCACGTAGCAGACGATCCGTTACCACCACAAGGTCTTGGAACGCAGAGTCATACTGCGGCCCCATGCTAAACATCTTGCGAATAGACTGCACAAACTTAGTGAGCAGTCCACGGTTAAGGGTGTCGCCATCAAACTTGTATTGACCGGGCACCTTCATCAGGAAGTCTTGCATCTCGGGCTGGGTCAGACCGTAGGCAACAAACTCCTTGAGATCAGTAAACGCCCCCAAATCAAAAAGCGCATCCTCTAGCGGGTCAGTTTTACCCGACACGTTCATCACCGCGTAATACTTGTACGCTTGGAGCATCACCTTCTGCAAATCGGCAACGGCAGCGCGGGCTTGTGGACTTACCGAGTTAGGGTCTTTTGTCCATGCGTTGATCTGCGCCATCGTCGCACCGTGAAGTGCTTCGTGCAGGAACGTCATGTTGTTGATGCCACGCAAACCCGGCTTGTTGCTTAGATAGATGGTGCGCTGCTTGCCTTTTTCGACGTACAGACCCATCGCGCCACGGAAGTTACGGCGGGTACGGGCATCAGGAATGTCAGTCTCAGGGTCACTGACGATGACAACATTTACCCCTTTAAGGAAGGGTTTGATGCGTTGGGCGAGCAGTTTCTCAAAAGCGTTCCCAGTCTTAATAACATGGTCGATTGCCTTGGTTGCGTCCGTCACGGTCTCGTAGAACGTATCCGGCTGGGCGTTGGTCGAACCTTGGAGAAAGTCTGCACGGGCAGTATCCGGCTGTTTGGCACGTACTTGCGCTCGCTGTTTTTCTTGGAAATCAACGCTTGGATGGTCGATGATGCGCTTGGCAACCTGCTTGGCCTTAGAAGTTGGGCTGATGTTGCGGTCATTCAGAATACGGTAAGCCTCAACAAGTGCGTTGTCTCGCTCCTGTTGCAACTCGATAGCCGCCGCTCTAGCAGCATCCATAGAGTCGTAGTCGTCCACATTGAACGGTTTTTCAATAACAGCACGGGCTTTTTCCGCAGTGCGAATGGAATCCCGCCCGACTTTTTGACGTTCTTTGCGTTGAGCCTCGGCAGCAGTCTGTTCTTCCGGCGTACGCTCTACAGGCTTACGACCACGTTTACCTTTTGGTTTTAAACCCGTCTCAGGGTTTACAGGTAGCGCAGAAGCAGGAGTGTCTTCAGTCACCGCGTCCAAAGCCACGGTTTCAGCAGGGGCAGCAGTTTCGGTTTCCGCTTCAGTTTCCACAGTCTCCGTAGGTGCGGCAGTTTCCACAGTCTCCGTAGGTGCGGCAGTTTCGGTCAATGCAGCCTCGTCCAGAACCTCAGTAACCTGCGCTTCAGCAGCACGTAGAGCCAGTTCCGGATTTACTGATGCGCCTAGATCAGCGGCTTCTTGGGTAATCTCATTAGCCCGTGCAATGATCTGGTCAGCGATAGACGGCTCGTAAGCCTGACGAACTTGTTCTTCCAACGACCCGGGTTCTGCCGCAGCCATAGGCTCAAGGCTTGGTTCCGTACGTCCTAATTGACGGGGTTCTTGCGCCATAAGCGCATCTACATCCAACGTCGGGCCGGGTTCAACAGGTAAGGCAGCGAGTGCTTCGACATCCAGCGAAGGCTCAACTCGACCTTCTAGTGCAGTTGCGACAGGTTGCGTTCCTGCTCCAGCATCGCCAACAGGTGCGCTAGGTACTGCCACTGGTGCAGTTCCAGTTTCTGAAGGCTCGGCGGCAGACTCGACGACTTCTGCTCCCCCACTAGGCACAGAAACGCTAGGCTCACCTCTTCCGGTGTCAGTTCCAATGTCTCCAAGATCAACCCTCCCTTGCGCTATGTCGGCACCCGCCGCTTTGAACGCATCAGTTTCAGACATGCCTTCGGCTTGGTATTTCGCCACCAGCGCATCAAAAGTGGGTCCAATCTTGTCAGCCGCAGCCGATACGTCGGCCTGACGAGTACGCCGCTCCATCTCGCGGACTTGGTTTGTAAGTTCTTCCTGAGCAAGACGTTCGGCACGTTCCTGCAAGGCTTGCTTACCCACAGCAGTGGTTACGTTGATGCCGCTACCACTGAGGCTTCCTGCTGCTTCCGCAGCCGCAGCGTTAAACACACGCTTGACGTTTTCTTTGGAGAATATGTCTCCGGTCTGTTCGCCAACGTTGCGCTCGCCAGCAATCTGCGCAATTTCCTGTGCACCACCCGTAAGAAACTCCTCACCAATCTCACGAGGGGCTTCTTTAGCCGCAGCCTTAGCGGCTTGTCTTTTGGTTTCAAATTTGACGGCTTCTTTGCCAACTTCTTTGGACAACTGCTTGCGTAAGATGGTCCCCACAGGGCCAGCAAGATCAAGGGCACCCGAAGCAAGAGCGACAGCCATAGTGGTGTCTCCCGTCGCTCTGAGGTATTCTTGTACTGCCGTAGCCTGTTCTTCAGGAGAGAGACTCTTTACCTTGTCGAGAACGAAATTGAGTCGGTTCTGAATACCTTCTTGCATAGCAAGACCAGTACCAACAGTGAAAGCACCCGCACCGCCAGTAGTGTAGGCAGCAGCCATAACAGGCACTAACTGCACAGCACCGGAGGCTACGTTAAAGCCCAGCCAGTCACGGAAGTCTTTCAGCGACGTAATGTCGGTGGCATCAGGCACACGACCCTTGTATGGCTCTAGGCGTTTTTGATACTCCGCATACGCAGGGATAGCATCAATAATTTGTTTCGAGCGTTCTTTAACAAACGTTTCCCCACCACCCTTAATCTCTGCACGTTTGGTCGGGTTGGCTTTTTGGTAGTTACGCAGCATGGCATAGTCCATCCGCAACTGAGACGCCTCAGCCGGAGAAAACTCTTTGCCCGCGTCGATCTGTGCATACGCATTGAGCAATTGCTTGTTCATGTCAATTGCTTCAGAACTTGCTTGTAACTTTAATGCGTCGGGAAGATATTTAATTTGTTCCCAAGCCGAACCAAAACCCTTCTTGATTTCACCCCAGAATGAACCTTCTTCTTGCGGAGCGACAGCAGGCGCACCGGGTGCATATTGTGCAAACGGATTGACCTCTGCGGGTTTAGGTGCGGGCGCAGCCGCAGGTGCTGCTACTGGAACAGCCTCTTCCTTCTTAGGGGCCGGGGCTGCAACAGGTTCTTCTTGGGCGAACTTACGAAACGGATTAGGTTCCTCTTGTTCCCTGTATTTTGCGAAGGGGTTCTCCACAACGGCTCCCTTTATTTACCAAGCACTTTGGCAGCAGCACCCGCACCGAAGACCTCATCAAACTGTTTCCTTGCTGTTGGTGTGTCACCAGCCTTCAACTGAGCAACCGCAGCGGCAGGGATAACCTTACCGGATGGAGACTTGACTTCACCCGTTGCAGGTTTGGGTGCCGCAGCAGGGGCCGGGGCAGGAGCAGCCGGAGCAGCCGGAGCAGGTTGAGACCCGCGAATACGGGTTTCTTCCGTTTTGTACAGACCCTGAATGTACTCGCCAGCAAGATTGGACGGCTTGCCCTCTTTGTTGTTCTGTCGGTCTTGCTTTTGAAACTCACGAATCTTCTTGTTTTCAGGGCTATTCCAGTTCTTAGCCAACGAGGTATCCACGTTGTCACGGGCACGATCCTGAATATTAGTCTCTGCTTGACGTGTAGCAACGTCGGCTTGGGTAAGCGCAGCCTGTGCACGAGCACCCGAGGCGCTGTACAGGTTCAGGTATTTCTCTGCACCCTGTTGACGCAACACAGCATCCGGAGTGTCTTTATCACCCGCCGCACGAGCAGACTGTACGTAGTCAGCCACATAACTGCGCATGTCGGTAAGTTTGTTAGCCGCCATACGGGCTGCATCCAACTGAGCCTGACGAGTTTGGTCGTCACCGTACAACTTGACACCACCCTCAATTGCTTTGATCCCCTCAGCACGGGTCATCTTGTCAAGTTCAGCACGAGACTTACGGGCCTCGGCTTCAGCACTACGACGTTCTTTGATAGCACCAGTGATGGCAGGCATCGTCTGAGCGCCCGCTTGACCAGCGGCTTGCAAGAAGTATGGAGACTGCGAGCCAGCAAGGTTGAAACCAAACTGGGTGAGTGCACCCCACAGGTCTTCTTTCTTGCGCTTGTCGAGTTCACCGGGCAGGCTTTTCAAGTACTCCTTGTACTCTTTGAGTCCTTCACCTTCTGGTACTTCACCAAGCAACTGCTTGTACTGATCGACATACGCACGCAGACCGGGAATGCCGTCTTTCTTGACCGCAGCCTCAGCAGCCTTGGGGTCAGCATCTACAGCGGCAGCAGCCACTTCTGCATCTGTAACAGTCTTAACATTACCCGCTGGGCCTTTATCGACTACCGCAGGAGCGGCGTCCGCACGAGATGTAAGTCGTGCAGCATTTTCCGGCGTTGGGCCGGAACGACCCGGCTTAGGCTGGGTAAGGAAAACCTCTTCCGTGCCTGCGTTATCAAATATATTGGTACCCGAACGAATTGAGTTCACACCAGTTAAGTAGTTATCACCTCGGGGTACTTCACCGGCTATTTTTCTCTCCATCGCGGACCGGTCGATTGAGTCCGAAAAAGTCGGAGCGATGGGTGTAGCCTCGATAACTGGAGGAGCCGGTACAGCAGTAGTAACGCCCGGACTGCTTCCACGTATACGGGCAAACTCTTCATACTCTGCTGCGCTACCGTAACCCAGACGGCGAGCATCTTCGTCAGTTATGCCACTACGAATAGCGTCTTTTGTACCCGCTGCAAAAGCAACAATGCCGCCCGAGTTATAGGACGGCTCAAACATAGCGTCATCAACAGGCAGTGACATCAACCCACCATCCGCAGCCATCATAGGCTCTTCTTGCGGCATGGACGGACCGGGAACTGGGGGAGGTGCGCCTTCAGCGGGATAAGCCGCTGCCAATTGAGAGGCTTCAGGAGTTGCACCTAAGCCAGCACCCGCAGGCATTTGAGGGGCCGCAGGTTGTGGTGCCAGAACTTGTTGAGCCACTGTGCGTTGCGGAGCCTGCTCTTGCATCTGAGCACCGCGCATGCGGTCAATAAACATACCCGCCAACACCGCAGCGGTAGGGTCAAGCAGACCAATCTGCGCAGCCTGCGCAATACGTTGTTTGTTACCACCGTATTCTTTGGCGATGTCTTCGGGCGACTGGATTGCGTAAGGTTTAGTTTCCATGTCTGCCTCTTATTTTGCTAGGTTGTACAAGCCCAACCCTGCCAAACCAAGACCACTAACTTGAGAGGCGAGAGACGGGGGTTGTGCGTATGTGGTTGCAGTTGAACCCAACTGAACGGGCACGCCACGAAGCAAATTACTGAAGTAGCCCAACTGCTCCATCGGGTAGTCACGCTGACGCAGGAAGTCGGCGTAAGCCATATCCATACGTTGCTGTTCAATTTGACGTTGTTCAGCGCCAGCGGCTGCTTGTGCTTGGATACGAGCAAGATCGGTAGCCTGCTGTTGAGCACCCAGTTGTCCGAGTTGTTGCGAGCCTTGCAGACCCATACCCAGACCTTGCATTCCCAGTTGGCCTAGCATCTGACCGCGCTGTGCCGCTGCTTCATACGCCGCTTGAAGTCCACGCGACTGGATGTCACCGAGTTGCTGCCCAAGATTCTTTTCTCGTTCAGTCTGCGCCAGTAACTGACGAGCACCACCATAAGTACCCTGACGAGCCGCTGCAAGATTTGTTCCGAGTTGCTGTTTTTGCGCATCCGTAATGGCCTGCCGTTTTTGAACATCAACCACGCCTTGGTAGTAAGGCGACATCATTTGCGTTGGGTCAGTAAAGGCAGCACCTAGTCCTTGAACCCCTGTACCAAGACCCAAAGTCGTACCAGCGGCAGTGCCTGCTGTTGCAGGTGCAAACTGCCCGGGGGTCTTCATACCAAGAGTTTCAGTCTGCGCAGCCGTCTGCCCCGGCGTAAAGTCAGCAAGACGCTCCCCTTGATATGGGGTGTAGGCACGGTAGGACTCAGCCTGACCGCGCTGCATGATGTTTTCAAAATACGGACGTGCGTATTCCGGCAGGTTAGTCTGCGTTACCGTTTGTTGTGTTGGGGGTGCACCACCACCGCCGCCGCCTTTACCCATTTTGTGCTCCTAACCCTGCCTCAGCCGCAGGAAGTTGAAAGGTTTGCCACAACGGAACATGCCCGTCGTTCTTAAACATCTTGGCCCAGCCCGGTCTTGCAGTCGCCTCAATACCATCACAGTGGGTATCAAACGCAAAATGCTGCAACAACTTCAGCATCGGGTCTTTCCATGTTTCCAGTTCCACGCCGCCGCAAAAAGTCATTACAAGATATTTCTTGCGTGGGTAAAACATGAAATTTGTCACAACTGCCCCTTTGATGCCTTCTTCCGTGAAAGCAATCCAGAGCGTATGGTCGTAGCCCATGATTGAATCGTAGATGTCATCCACGTCATACCGACCATGAGTGTATTCAGCAGCCCCTTCAAGGTAGCCTTCAACTTGGCTCCAAATTTCTTTAACGTGCTCGCTAGGGACCATTGTGCATTGCATTCGTCTTCTCCGTAGAACTGCTTCTCCCACCGCTTGTGTCGGAAGTATGGAATCCAGATATATGGAAACAACACCGACAGGCGCAGGATCGCCCAGTTAATAAACTTCCACGGTTGCGGAAGAGGACGCATCACATCCAAAAACAGGATAGCCCGAATCTGATCGGTCTCATTGACGGCAATATGCTCATATGTATCGTCAAACAGGACTACCTTGCCTTCCTCCCAGTGGTACTTCTCGCCACCGTTGACCAGCGTGCACTCTTTGTTGCCGGGAATTACTACCCCTAAGTGCATACGCAAAATGCCAGACCACGGACCTTCATGTGGCATAAGCATCTTATGAGGACCAAGCACAGATATGTAGGCTGAAATTACATACTTGTGCCTGTTCAAAATCTCAAACGTCTTTGGTGCAAACTGTTGGTTACGTCCAAAGTTTACTCCAGCAGCCTTAAAAAAGAACATTCGCCACTTGTCATCGTTGGAGATGTAGGTCTGATCGGGTGAGATGCTTTGAAACGGAGCAAAGTCGTCGTAACGCTTAAGAATCTCTTTAAGTTCGGCTTGAATGGCAGAGAAATTATCTTCCAACTCTTTTGCTAGTGGGAAGGAATAGGGGTCAAAAAACTTTTTGTCCCCCAACAGACAATACTTATGGAAGGGCTTCTTTAAAAGCCGCTCAATCCACAAAGTGCTTATCTGTAATTCCATCATGCTGGCAGATACCTGTCGGCGTTAGAGTCTTGTCCTCGACGGGCTTTTTTGCGTGCACTGTGCACACGCTCCATCATGGCGTACAACTTCTTGGCACCTGCCTTGGAAGAGCCGTTACCAATCTCAGACACAGTGCGGGCATCTACCACAAACTCCCCGTCAGCCAGACGTGCTGGTTGAGTTCCACCTATCGTGGCAGGGATAGAGTCACTTGTGCCATCACCGGCACCCTGTAAAAAACGACCTTTGGGGGTACCCCCCTTGTTAAACGCATTAAGTGCAGCCAGACCACCTTGCGCCATTGGTGTCATTTGTTGGGTGTCTGCATCGTAGCGGTAGTTGGTCAAGTCTACGTAAGGATTCACCGAGTCCTTCATTTGCTCACCCAACGAATTGAACAAACGCCCAAACAATCCGCTAGAACCCCCTGTTTGGGAAAGTGCATTCCCCATGTTCAAGGTAGCCATTTGTTCTGGTGTCAGACCGAACTCGTTGCGCCCTTGAATGCCAACAGGTTTGAAGTTGTAATTGAACTCGGGGGCTGTTCCGGCTTGGTAGGTCGCAGGTGCTGTACGGACCGCACGATCTACGTCAGGCATAACCTCGCCACCTTCTTGGTAGCGTTGCATGTAGCCGCCCGCAGCAGCGTACGCAGGTTGGAAGCCCGGAACCGGATTAGACGGCGTGAAATACGCAAACTCCGAAGTGCGTTTGTCGTCTTCGGGTTTGAAACGAACCTCACGTGGGTTGGGTACATACGGCCCTGCATAGTTGCTTGTAGCCTCAGCGACTTCGGGGAAGTCATACGTAGGTTGAAGAGCCTCGACAATAGGCAAGCCCACACCTGCCAGACTAGCCGTAGCACCAAGGCCACCGCCCGCCTGTTGGGAAAGCGCCGTACCAAAACGGTCAAAACCACCCGTGGTAAACAAGTCTTTTGCTCCCGCACCTACGCTGCTAAAACCAGTAGGGGCCGTTGATTGCAAGGCAGCAACTTGGGAAGGGGTCATTGCTACGGGCGCAGCGTTTATACCCAGTTGGGAAGCCACACTAGGTTGCGCCCAAGGAGCCATCGACATAGGCCCAGACGCAGTGGTTGCACTTTTTCCAGCAATATCCGCCAGCGTTGAACCTGTGGTAGCCCCCGAGCCACCTAGACTGGCAGGGATACCCTCCGCCACGGTCATACCACCTTCAGGCAACATCGACAATTTGGCTGCTTCAGTACCCGTAGACGACAAAGCGGCACCGATATTGGCACCACCAAATGCACCCAGACCTGCCATCAAACCTTTACCAAGGTCACCTGTCATTGCAGCGGTCACGCCACCCACGGTAAGAGCCGCAGCCGGAGCCGACATCAAGGCAAAACCTGCCGGACCAAGCGCAAAACCCGCTACGATAGGCAGGATAGCATCGAGGAAGCCAGCCTCGGGTAAACCCGTAGAAGGGTTAATTGTTAGAGAACCGCCTTGAGACATAGCCAGTGCTTGCAACCCTTTTACTTCGCTAGGGGTCATGTGCACAAGCATCGTGTCTTTGTTTCGGCCTTGAGCCTGAACCGCCCGAGCAGCGTCAGCCAGACCGCCACGAGCGAACGTGGGAGCAAATGCGGATTGTGGTTGGGCGATGACAGGATATTGCATAGTTAGATTATCCTTGATATTAGGCAATAGTTACAGTAGGTGCGGCCCCAGTCAAGACCAAAGCCGCTTGTGGGGGTGTCCGGGCCACGCCACGTAACAGACTTGGTGCAGCACCAGCCAAAACTAAAGCCTCGGGTTGTGGGAAGAAAAACGCCGCTGGAAGAGCGGATACAAAGTTAGCCGTCAGAATGACTGAAGGAATCTCCGGCCTTGTAGGGCTTGTTCCAGCAGCATAGTGTTCCAAGTAAACATTTGCGTTGTCTGACCACCACGCAATTTCTAGGTACTCTGTTTCTGGGTTTGTCACCGTAAAAATGCCGTTAATGACGGCAACTACATGACTGTAGATTGAAACGCTTTTACGGGCTGGGATGTCAAAGCGCGTATTACTTAGCGGGTAGTTGACCCCTGAATTTTTAGCCCATATCTCAAACTCAGCCGCTGAATTACTTCGGTTAGTAAACTGACAGTTAACGATGATTAGATATTGCCCAGCGTACTGAAACCGCAATCGCGTATTGCTTTCAACATAAATTCCGTTTTGGAAGACGGGTGTGTTGTACGAAATTAAATTTTCTGAGGTTACACCCGCACTACTTTGATCTTGGTCTGACATGAGCATGGCATATGCTGTTTCCATGCCACTACCAAATCCCTTAAAAAAACCTCCGAAAAAATCATTACCTCGAAACTGAGAGCCAATAAATTGATCGGCTCGGTAAGACTCGGCTTGATTTGGGGTAAGGGAGTCTAACTGGCTAAAGTAAAGCCCGATAACCCGGATGAGTTGCAGCATGTATTGCTGGTCATACTCAAGCCCGGGGATAGGCAGTGGAGAGGCGCGGAACTTTTCAAGGGCCATTTACCGCTTTCCATCGCTACGTCCGTCAAGACGGGGAGCACCAAGTTGCCACTGCACGCCCAAGTCTTCGGAAGTTATTCTGAAACCCATCTGACGTGCACGTGCCCGAATAAACACTTGTTCAGTGTACTGTTCTATGGGTACCGTAGCAGTACGAGTCACATCTGGTTCGTTAGACGCCGTGTAGTTAGTGCCCGGAAAGTTGCGAGGACGCATAGTCATCAACACTTTAGGGTTGGTTGTTGTGGACCCTTCAAAGTTAACGTCAGGGATAATCCGCTTAACCAACAAAAAGTTTTCCCCATCACCTACGTCAAAATCGTTTGTCGTGATAAACGAGGTCATCGGTAAGGTGTCGTCGTTGACACCTTCTTCATGGTTGTAGAGGAAGTAACCCCCCACGGCTTGCGGATACCTACGCAGTGAAGAATCCAACCACGCGGTGCGTTGGATAGACCCGTAGTACCAAACCTTTTCAAGGTAGTTGTAGATGACGTAGGCGTTATTTATCTGCGAGTTTGCAGTCGGGTAGAACCACCAAATTTCATGCCACGCTTCGTTCGTACCGCAAACGACCTGATCGGCTTGGTCGTAATTAAAGTTCTGAAACACGTGGTTGCGCAAGGTGCAAGGCAGCGTCTCAACTCGGCCTGAGTAGATATAAAACTTATCTATGCCCATCCAGTAGGTCACGTTGTTAGCCGAAATAACGGCTCGTGGCGACATGATGGAAATGTTGTCTGCGTACTCTTGCAAGCCAAATACATCGGTTGTACCCAGATACTGCAAAGAGTACAGATTAGAGTTGGTAAAGACCAAAATCTCCTGCCGTGTCGGCAGTGCCCTAATGATCTGAGAGCCACGGGACACTCGGATAAAACCGGCTGAATTGGTAGGGCTGGGTGTCCAGTTTGTAGGCTCGTCTTGGTTAGCCCAACGGATCAGCAGTGGATCGAAGGCACCCCCACCAAACGGAGTACTTCCAAACGCCAGCAAGTGTTTATCGTTCTGCGACACTAGAGTCTGCATGGCTTGAACGGGAACTGCGCTTGCTCCGGGTAGCGACGAAAGCAACACAGCCCGAGTAGTAAAGTTACCGTTGTAGGTCCAGTAATAAATTGATGAGTTGCGTACGTTGGCAACTATGTCATTGTCGAAGTTGTCTATCCACCAGTCGCGCTGAAAGATTGTGACCGGAGTTAACCCGCTGGTGCCCCATGCCTCAGCACCCCAACCACCAGTGCCCCAACCATAACCGTAGGTCGTGCTGGTGTCCCCCACAGTAATTTCAAACGACACTGTTATTGCTGTGCCGCCGCCTGTGGCTGTACTTGTGGCTGCTGTCGTCGTAGCAATCGTAAAAGAGTTGTTATCAGGCGCGGTTAAGATTTCGCGGTTGCCGTTAATTTCCGAAGCGGGGATTCCACCCACCGGCCCAACGACACCTGAGATTTCAACGTAGTTCCCTACAACGGGCACACACCCAATAATCGTGATTGTGACCCCAGTTTGCCCATTGGTTGTGCCAACACAGTTGTCGGTATCCGGTGTGGTGTAAGTTGGGTTTACGGCCCGCAAAGGGGTGATGTTAATAAGGTTAGTACCTACCTCAAGGTAGAGTTTGGCACTTGTACCCAACACCAAAATGTTGTCGGAAAAACTGGTGATGTAGTTAAACATCTGGCGGCAAATGCCCACCAAAGTAAAAATACCAGTCCGCGCCCAACCCCCAATTTTTTGTGGGAAGCCAGAACGAAAACGAATTTTGTCGCACTCAAAAAACCCCCCCTCGCCAGCATAGTTAGTCTGGTCACGGTTAACTCCGGGCTTAAATGTAATGCGTTGCAGCATGATTAAACGTTCCGTTCAAAGTGGGGGCAGTCCACCAATGATTTAAAGTTACCACCCCAACGATTTTTTGGGTGCAAAGATTCCCAGTACACTCCAAGAGGGGCAAGAACTTCTTTGCTCCAAATAATTTTGCCATCTTTGAAGAAATTAAGGTCGATTGCACAACGTTTGAGGTGAATCGAGTTCATGGTCTTTGACCGCCCCGCTTTCACGTGGATGGCTTGTTGCTCAGGAGTACGAGCGAGTTCCCCTCCCGTCACCATAAAGCCCTGCTCTGTGGCGTACTGAATTAACTTGCAGGCATCCAAGAGGAACGCTGCCTGTTCTTTAGATAGGCTCATTCGTCTTTCCCCTTTCTGCGCATTTCCATGACTTTTTCAACGGTGCGCCCGCCAAAATAAGCAGTCATGACCAACATACCCCACTGCCCTAAAAGAGCAACATAGGCTTCCTGTACGTTGATACCCGCAGCACTCAGACCGGCAAACAGCAAGTACGCAGTCAAGATGTAGATCAGAGTCATTGGGCGAATGTTCTTGGACAACTTAGAGTCCGAAGCCATGTCCGCTTTCCACCGATCAGAGATGTTGTTTTCTTGGTTGGCTTGCGCAGCCAGCAAGGCTTCTAGTTCTTGCTGTTCAATCTTTGCCTTTTCAATACCCAACTCCAGCAGACGCTCTTCGTGGTCGTACTGGAGTTGACGAAGGTTTTCAACTTCTTGTGGGGTTGGGTTGTCGGAAATCTTGACCCCAAGGGTCTTCTCAACGACTTCCTTGCCTTTGGCTTGGATTGCGCTGGATAGCAGGTTTAACCCGCTCTCTGCCAGCGTACCAAGCAGCGCACCTACGATTGGAACCATACTTACCTCCCAGAGGTCATTTCGCTGTCACCCTTTTTAACGGTGACCTTCTCCCCATCAACATGAACGTGCATGGGGTCTCTGTCCGCCATGCGATCAAGACGTTCGATCAACTGGCGCATGATTTCAAACTCAGGCTTTTCTTGTTTGGGAGTTGCCCCAGCAATGCCGTTGAGCATAGCAATCAACGCTGTAAGAGCCGCACTGACCAGACCAATCACGGCGGCAATTTTGGATTCATCAAGGACAAGACTTGCACCCACACCAATCATCACAATGATGGTGATGCACAGCAGACCCCACTTGCCGATGGACTTACCCGCTACTTCTTTAGCGGGGGATGCTGCTTCCAAACGCCGCATCTCAGCGTCTACGGTAATTTGTTCTTTGCGTAGGTCTTTATCCCCAAAAATCATTTCTTTAGTCCTTTCAACGTTTGTGCAAGCCTTGCACGTTGCCCCAGTTTGCCCGGGGCTTTTGCTGCTTTAGCCAGTTTTTTGGCTGGAATAGGCTTGTCTTTGGCAACACCCAGTGCCTTCTTTAGGGCACCGGGTTTTTTAATGGCTTTCTGAATCCATTTTTCAGCCATTTATTTGCTCCGCAATTTCGTCGATGGTCTCAGAGACTTCCCACGAATTGCCATTCATACCAAAAGCCGCAGTGACTTTGGTTCCATCTTCTTGCTTATGCTCAAAGAAAGAAATAATCAGATCGGTGTTGAGGATAAGCCCTTCACCAATACGACCCTTGGTAGCGTTGGTCAGTTTGATGAGTTTCACGCAGCCACCTCTTCCTGCTCGACCCACGAAGTCGTGGCTTCATCCCACATGTAACGCTTACCGTCCGTGGGGTACGGAACCGGGGCGTCCCACAGGCAAGTGGTCTCATTGAGCACCCAAGAGTTGTAAGGCTTGGGGGGAATGAAAGCATCCCGACTTGCGTCGTAGGTGTAACCGAGACCTGCGTAATTCTTGCGAAGTGCTTTGGTCTGGTCTGCGCTAGGCTCGCCAGTGTTGGGGTCGTAGTGAACGCCGCCACGAGTGTTGTACGAAGTCTGCTTGTAAACATCCCCCGTCCGAGCATTGAGTTGCGCTTCTTTGCCGTCATCCTCATCACGACCCACCGTGACAAAGATTACGACGTTGTTTGCATCAAGTTTTGCAAAGTGTGCCATGTGTTCTCCTTAACTAAAAGTTACAGTCTCGCTGGTTGTCGATGTAGCGGTCACGGTGTAAATCTTAAACCCTGATACAGCCGTAGATAGAGATGAAGTTACACCACCTGAAAAAGTAGCCGTGCGGGTATCTGGTATCTTGATGATGACTACGCCTGAACCGCCGTTACCACCATTTTTATTTCCATTACCACCGTAACCTTGGCCCCCACCACCGCCGCCAGTATTTGCAGTACCGTTTGCGGCTTGACCTACGTTGTTTGCGCCATTACCACCACCACCTGCACCTCCAGTACCTGCCGTAGAAGACCCGCCAGCACCACCACCTCCACCACCTCCTCGTGTAACAGAAGAACCCGTGATAGATGAGGCTGTTCCAGCACCACCATTACCGCCAGTTGTGCTTGTAGCGTTTGACCCTACTGCACCGGCACCACCACCTCCGCCACCTGCATAAGCAGGGGAATTGTAATCTCCGTTGCCCCCATTGTTACCTTGTGATGGGGATTGCGTTGGAGTATTTCCAGAACCACCAGCACTACTACTTGAACCAGCGCCACCACCACCGCCAGAACCTCCAGCAACACCTGTTGCGGTAGTCGCACTATCTCCCCCACCGCCACCACCAGCAGATGTAGTTGTGCTTAGTACAGAATTTGAACCAGACGCACCCGGAGTTCCGCCGCTAGATGAACCGTTACCACCAGCGCCAACAGTAACCGTGTAAGTTGTTAAAGTGACTAGAGTTTGAGAAGTTAATTCCCTATACCCACCAGCACCACCTCCACCACCAGAGTTTGTAGTCCGATTAGAACCACCACCAGCACCGCCAGCAATCACTAGATAGTCAGCATTAAATGTTTCTTTCCGCACAAACGTCACAGTCTCAGATGTAGTAGACGTAGCAGTTACAGAGTAGATGTTGAACCCAGATACAGATGTGGACAGGCTAGATGTAACGCCACCAGAGAATGTTGCGGTTACGTTGTCAGGTACTTTAATGATGACAATGCCAGAGCCGCCTGCGCCGCCTGCGTACCCTACAGAGTTGTTAGACCCACCACCACCGCCACCGCCACCAGTATTAACTGTCCCAGCAGTCCCAGCAGCGGCAGAAGAACCACTCGCACCGCCAGCGCCACCGCCGCCCGATCCGCCTGAGCCGCCAGAATACACAGTGCTTCCATACACGCCGCCGCCACCGCCACCACCACGGGTAACAGACGAGCCTGTAATAGTGGACGCAAGCCCAGCACCACCATTTCCAGAAGTAACACCTGCGGCTCCTAGTTCGTTTGCTCCACCACCGCCACCGCCACGAAAAGGAACACCATCGTAACCTGTACCGCCAGCATACCCCTGAAGAGCAGTCCCAGCACCACCAACTTGCCCACCAACATTTCGTCCAGAACCTCCACCCGAACCACCTGAGCCTCCGGAAGAAGTATTGGCGTAGGAACCAAAGCCGCCACCAGTGGAAGTAATAGTAGAAAATACAGAGTTAGAACCTGCATTTCCATTAGTACCAAGCGATGGAGTTGCACCTCCTGCACCAACAGTTACAGTGTAAGCAGTGCCAAATACAAGCCCTAGTTTGCTTTCAGCAGAAGAACCCTCCCCACTTGTACCAGCAGAAGTACGATAGCCTCCGGCACCCCCGCCCCCCGTACCTGCACCGTTCAAAAAGTTGCCCGCCCCACTACCCCCTCCAGCAATAACGAGGAAGTCAACAGGTGCGCCTTCAAAGAAGGTCACTGTTTCAGAAGTCGTAGAAGTTGCAGTAACGGTATAGACGTTGAAACCAGCAACAGATGTGGAAAGCGATGAAGTTACACCAGATGAGAATGATGCGTAGTGCGTCGATGGGATTTTGATGATTACGACACCGGAGCCGCCGTTTTTACCGTTTCTATTGTCACCGCCTCCACCGCCTCCACCACCTGTGTTTGCAGTTCCAGCAACAGCGTTATCTACGTTGTTTGTGCCCCCAGCACCGCCACCATCTGTAGCGCTACCACCGGCTGTAGATTTTCCGCCACCGCCGCCGCCGCCACCACCCCTTCCTACTGACGAACCAGTAATAGAAGACGAAACTCCTGACCCACCGTTTCCACCGTTGGAATTTACTGTAGCGTTCCCGCCTGTTCCACCAGCACCGCCACCGCCGCCACCGCCTTCTTCATCACCACCAGACGCATTTGATGCGCCACCGGCATAACCCTGATTAGAAGTTCCAGCGGCACCAGCGGTGTTAATCATTCTAATATTTCCAGCACCACCGCCTGATCCACCAGTAGCAGCAGGGTAAGAAACATTGGCCCCCATACCACCCTTGCCACCACCAGTTGAAGTGACTGTGCTTAAAACAGAATTTGATCCGCTAGTGGTGTCCGAACCCGTTACAGTTCCGCCAGTTCCTCCGGCGCCGACAGTAACAGTGTAAGCAACCCCAGTGTTAAGTGATAACGCCGATTCAGCACTAGCGCCACCGCCAGAAGTGCCAGCACTAGTACGATAGCCACCGCCACCACCACCCCCTGCTCGGCTGTAAGCACCACCCCCACCTCCAGCAATAACAAGGAAGTCAGCCAGAACGGTTTTAGAGCCGCTCGCAAGGAGAATCTGAAAGATTCCGGTCATGGCTTAACTCACATTTCCTGTAATGACGCAGACGGTCCCAGAAATGAACAACACCGTTGCTACACCCCGAGTTGCTAGAGTGACCGTCGCTTTATCAGTATTTGTGCCCGCAATGTACGCCGTGGTGATCGAGCAAGTGATCGTGATGTCGCCAGACGTGTTGTTGAAGATTGAAACAGCATCACCTTCAGCAAACGTAGCGTCTGGGATTGTGATTGAGCCACCAGAACCAACTTGAACGTACTCACCAACATCAGTTACAGCCAGCGTGTATGAACCCGTTTTGGTTCCTACCGGCGGGATATTCCTAAACCCAAGAGTTGAAGTTATATCCGGCAAGGTCACCGTGATGTCTGAACCCAAAGCCGCAGGGGCAGTGAGCAGCGCCTTGTTAGTGCCGTTGTCAGTATCTTCGTAAAGGTTAATGCCACCAGCGTTGGAACTTGTACCTGCTACCTCAACACGACCTGAGCCGTTAGGAGCAAGAGTGATATTTCCGTTGCTGTTGGTTGACGAGATGGTGTTGCCATCAAGTTTGAGATTATCTACGTTAAAGACTGGAGCATAAGTACCAAGCAGCACATAGTCTGTGCCGTTGAATACCACAATACCCGAAGTACCTATAGGAAAAGTTATTCCCGCTTGGCCTGCGGCTTTAATTGTTAGAGTGTATGTTGCGTCAGCGTTGACAACCCGATAAGCACGGTTAGAAGCCGGGGCTGTAATCGTAGAGTTAGCCGCTAACGAAGAAACGTAGATTGTGCCGTACTGGGCGCTTGCCGCAGCAATGTTGGTTGCCGAAGCATCGCCTTCGGTCAGGGAAAGAGTAAGCGCACCACCTGTAAAGTCAGAACTTGTTAGCGCCGTCCGGCCTGCAATTGCAATATCGAGGTATTGACTTAGACCATTGTTTGTAATGTCACCCCAAACTCCCGACTCAGTCCCCGTGACTGGAAGAGGAAGGTCCAAAAGGGTTGTACGATTGATCGTCATTTAATACTCCTATGCCGCAACTGCGACCCAATTCGGGGTTTGGTTATCGTTTATAACACTCCACCCCGGTGTTTGTCCATCGTTGATCGGTATCCAATTCGGATTTTGAATGGTTACCGTGCCACCTACCAAAGTTAGTTGCCCTCTCGGAGGAGTAATCACCCGAGACTGCGAAACAACCGGGGTTCCTCCTACAAGACTTAACGCCGCCGTGGATGGGAATGCAACCCTTCCATCTAGCACCGTGGGCGCGGCTCCTGTCGCCGTTACTGCTCCAACAGCAGGGGTAATACGAGTGTCCTGCACAATGACAGGCTCGTTTGCGGCTATTGTCACCGCTCCTGCTGCTGGGAATATGTCAATGTTTCTAAATACCGTTACTGGGTATCCAACAACATCAATACTTCCCGTTGGCGGAACAATCACTGTTCCGGATACTGCTACTGGTGCAACACCAGTTAGTACGGCTGCACCTACATCAGGTGTGATAACCGTACCACCAACCACAACACTTGGTGCAGACCCAATAAGTATCGCACCACCGGACGGCGTTACCACCGTCTCTCTCACTAATGTTGGCGCATGCCCTGTTACGGTCACGACACCTGCATTAGGTATTGCTACATGTTCCCTAATGATTATAGGGGCTGCACCGTCAACAGATACTGAACCCACCGCCGGGGTGATAAAGAAGTCAAGTCTGACTTCTGGCGCTATGCCTTGGGTGACAACCGCACCGGCTTGAGTTTCAATAATCGTCCCAGATACAACTACTGCTGGGGCCGAACCAACAAGTACTGCACCTCCATTCGGCGTAACAATCGTGTCTATCAACGTCGATGGCGCAATGCCAACAACGTTTACTGCTCCTGTAGCCGGTGTAATGAACGTTTGGAGAGAAAGTTCAGGTGCTACACCTTGTACAGTCAACGACCCTGTCGCTGGAATGATTACCGTTTCATCAACGACAATTGGAGCGGATAAGCCGCCCCAAGCCTGTTCACCCCAACCACCTACACCCCATCCTTGACCAATGCCAATGGCACCAGTGCCCGGAGTAATGGCTCCGCCGAGGCCCCATTCGCCTCCGCCCCAAGCGCCTGTACCCCAACCACTAGCCACGGTTCACCTATTAAGTAAGAGTGAACACGCCAGTAGCAGCAGGCAGGATCGTCAAAGTATTGGGAGAAGTCACAGTGAACTGTGAAGACGATAGTTGGCAGAAGCACAGAAGTTTGCCCGCGCCAGCACCAGTCGAATTACGAATTACAGCGTACTTCACGTTAGTGAGAGGAGCGCCAGAAGCCGTAAAAGTCAGACCGATAGTAGAGTAGGTAAATTTCTGTTGTTTAGCCGAAGCACCAACCGTCCAAATGCCAGTTGCCGGAACAAGATTTTTACCCCCAGTAGCGTAGCCACCAGTTGCAGAAATTTCGTTGGTCAACGAAGCATAAGTACTAATCGTAAAAGTTGATGCGTTACTAGCCGAACGGGCTAGAACCATTTTAAATACGCCCGCGCCTAGAGTAATCGTACCGTTACCGATGTACTTTTTGGCTTGGTTGTAAAGTTGCCACGCAGATGCAGCCATTTTAAATCTCCTTTAAATCCGCGCATGATGCGCCAGTTTCCAAAATGTGGCGAAGTAACCCACCACGAACATCTAACTCGATCTCGTCACCCAACATCCCGATCAAGTCGATGAACTCTTGCGCCTGTGACACCATCCAAGGGTGACACTGGAAAATTTTGCCGCCAACGTTTACCGGAACTATCGGTTGACCGTCGTTTTCTTTTTGCTCGTAGGCGTGATGTTTATCTCCATCCAAGCAAGAGTCGCAGCCAAAAACGTGAAAGCGTTTAAAACCTAACATTCTAAAGAGCGGGATGGTTCGCAGCAAAACAGTCGAACCACCGGGTACAGGATACCAACGCTCATACTGATTCGCTAGTATCTCATTGATAATTTCTGCGCTGGTGTGCCAGATGTAAGTCTGCTCTTTGGGCAACTTAGCAAAGACACTTGGGTCGCATTGCGAAGCAATAAAGTATTTGCACTCAGGAACAATTGGGTCAACAAACCGATTGTTGAACTCCCGAGCATCAACCATAACCATCGCAGAAGGCGTGATGCCGTGGTCCAGACAGTATTTGTAAGCGTTGTTGATGGTGATGAGTTTGACCCCATCCTCACGTAGCCTACGAATCTCATCAATGTTGTTTGCCAAGGAAGGCCCACCACCAACGATCATTACTTCTACGTCGTTAGTCGGATGGGGCTGAACTTGTTGAAAGCCCAAAGCAACGTTGTGTTTGACGTTTTCCTTGATCTTTTCTTCTGCCGTGTTGAGCGTTCCACGGTCAACAAAGTCTTTGCCGGACATCCAAGCAGACACATAGAAGTAAGCGTACCCGTCAGCCTCTTTAGACCAATGAATCAGACACTTGCGGTCATTAAACTTTTTGAGCCACCACTCATAGGGGTGAACACTCAAATGCAGTTTGTGCCCAAGCAACTTGCCCATCTCGTCGTCTTGGGTCGAAATCTGGAAGAAAACGTGCTGGCATGCCTCTAAGCAGTTATCCAGAACACGATCTACGTGATGAGGTCGAATGTGCTCTAGCACATCGGTGCAGAAGCCGTAGGCGGCTTTAAATCCAAGCGGTTGTGACAAGTCATGCTCTTTGAACCGCAACGCATGGCTTTGGGTTTCTAGCATTGGGCGAATGTCGGGGTCCAAGCAGTTATCTGCAAAGTCCACCATCGTGACATCAAGACCACCAAAAAACGCAAGGTTAAGTGCGCCTCGGCCTGTACCGCAGCCAAGGTCAATAACAGATGCACCACGAGGAGGTTTGGCTTGCTCCATAAACTCAAATGCCGCACCTTCACCCGGAGCCACATGTCGGTACTCAGGGCGCTCCCACATCATTTTGTAGAGGTCTTTTTCCAACGGACGATTGTTAGAAACCGTCACTACTGGGGCTTTGCCTATGATGCCTGTTAACGCTGTGCTCATTCTTTCCCCTTAGTTCAACCTGATAAGCGCCGAATCCGCACTGTTTGCAGGGAACACAACAGTGAAAACTGACGTTGATGTTTTGTCTGAACCGAAGTCCAACACACAAATGGCAGTGCCGCCATTCTTGTAAATCAATGCCCCTCGTGCTGTAAGGGCCGCATTCCAACTAGAGTCTGCAAAGTCAACATACGCCGTTCCATTAGAACCTAACGTTACTGTCGGAACAAGGGTGTTGCCGCCAGCCGTGTAGCCAGAAGCCGTCACTTCCCCCGAAGTGGTATACCCCGTGGTAGACGCATTCAGCGTTGCTGAGTTGGTATACAGGGCGATCTTGATGGTGTCCACCAAAAAGTCCACGTCGCCTTTGAACAAGGCTTCCTTGAACGAATTGCAGGTAAAGTTTCCTTGGAACGCCATTTATTTCACCGGATACCTAACTTGACCAGAACGATAAGCATCTTGACGATCTTTGCCATCACCAAGTTGTTTAGCCATTGTAAAGGCTTCGTTATACCGATCAGAATAGTTTTTAACCACGTCCGTGTCAGACTTCATATAGGCTGCGGCTTCCAGTAAGGAACCGTAAAGCAACAACGAATCAAAGTTGTTGCCCAACCAAGTAGTTTGCGCGGTAGTAATTGACTCAGGGTAGTAGAAGTAGTGCAACTCCATGCTGTACGAAGCATCAGGCGTTGGCCCTAAGATGAAAGTGTTTTCATCAAAAATAGCGTAGTGAGTTGGTGCTCCTGACGTAGCAGGATAAGGAAACGCTTCACGAATGAAGTTCACATCCTTGTTCAGCAAATACTCATAACTGCCATCAGTGTTAATCCTAGCCAGCGAATACGTCGCCAGCCAGTCAACAGGTGCCCCCAAATACTTGTTGCCGCTAGTCGCAGCACCGGTCACGTTTTTGCGTAGAGCAGGAAACTGAATAGAGTTGTAAATCCTCTGTTCGGCCTGCTGAACAAACCGCGCAATCTGTTCGGCAGACGTAAGCCCACCCGCTCCCACCGCTTGGGGGAAGTCGTTCTCTGAATAAGCCTTGATTGCGGCAGTAAGTTCAGTGTAGTTCATGCAAGTTTTTTGCTAGAGTGAGTGCCCTTAGTTGCAGCACCAGTGCCACGAGTCTTTACAGTCTGCGTGTTGGGCACGTTGTTAGGGTATCCGTTGTTGTTTGGAACAATCGGAATTTGTTTAACAGGGTTGCTGTGCATTGGGATAGCCTTGGTTTTCATATCAACGCCCCCGAGACGACTTCATCTGGTTAGCGACTTTAGCCAAGCCACGCCCCAGAGTCTTCATCTGCATATTCGTCTTACCACCCTTAGCCAACTTGGTCAGAGGCTTGCCGGGGTGCTTCTCTTTTTCGTGCTTATGGACGGCTTTTTTGATCGTTGCCTTGTCCATTTTTACGTCTTCGTGTTTCATGATTCACTCCTAAGTTGTTGCGACTGTCACAGTACCCAGTGTAATGCCTAACGCCAAATTATTGGGAGTCAACCCGGCGTCATTGGCTCTACTCCCACCTACTGGTGCCCACCCCCACTGGATAATTCGACTACCCCCAGAGGCATCACCACTACCTAACGGTCCACTGCCCGAATCAATTTGCAATCCGGTATAACCCGCCTGAAGATACGTCGTATCAGGTCTTGGATTGCGCAACGCTTGTGGGTCGTCCACCGGATACATACCCAACTGCAACTGCGGTTGATCTGGTTCCCAACATGTGGGGCAAACCAAGATGTTTGTGTTCTTCGTTTTGATGACGATTTCCCGCAACTCTTTCAGTTGGTACTGAAACCCGCAACGATCACATTCACAAATTGCCCATTTACCGGAAGCAAACTTAGTAGGCATGCTTCACCTCAATAGAACATAGTCCGTGGCGCAATCCGCAAAGACGCTTTTTCGCGGTCTTCGCTCGACGCCAAGGCCCATTGCTCTTCGTAAGCCATTTTCAACATCTCTAGGCGCGGCAGAGCATCGGGAAGTTTCATTGCGAGGTAATACGCCAGCCCTGCCACTAAGCAAGGCAGCATACGGAAGGGGATGTCTTGGGTGCTTATACCTGTCCCCGCGTCTTGAATCCGACGCAGTCTCCAGTACACAAAGGTGTAGAAGTTATCTTGGTCTGGCGCAGGCCAGACGTTGATGTTGGGCGGGTTGACCCCAGTAAGCGGATTTGTCGTGTTTGGCTGGTTGCCGTTGATTGGGTACGTTGCACCAGACTGGCGATTGATCCACACCTGAATAGGACGCCCTTGAGCGTTCTTATTAGGGATAGTAGAGTAGGTATCTACGCTGATGCGACTAATGTTGATGTCTGTCTGTCCTACCCCAGTCTGGGTCCGAATGACATGGTCAAGAAGGTCAATTGTGTCCACGGGCAAGGAGTACGTAATCGTCCCCTGCGTCATAGCAATCTGACCCTGCTCAATAGTCCACAGATTGATGCCTCGGTTAGCCCACTCAATTGTTAGCAAATTGAGCGAACGGCGTGCCGTGCGCATGTCATAGCCAGAACGCAACTCAAGCCCGCACCGCTCAAACGCCTCTTCAACAAGGCTATTGAGGTCGAGATTAAAAGAGTTGGTACCAGACGTTGTCATTTGCCTACTTTCCTATGTGGAGCAACCTTTTTAGCCACGCTTTTAGGTTGAGCCACAAACTGTTTGCCTTGGGCTTTACCTGCTCGTTTGGCTCGGGTTGTTGCGGCGTACTCGGCAGAACTGAGGGACTTGATTGCTTTTTTCGGGAGGTAGCGTTCGCCCGTGGCGTTTGAACCTTGCGTCGAGGGCTTACCGCTTTTGGTTCGCCACTCTTGTTTGGTCCACGCTTTGAGACTTTTTTGGCTTTTGGAGAGTCCACTCACTTGTACCCCCCGCCAGCCTTCTTGTACTTCGTAGCCAGCATCTGTGCTTTTCTCGCACTCCACTGACCCGGAGCACCCCCCTTACCTCCAGCCTTAACCTGCTCGAACAACTGCTTGCGCATGCCGGGTTTTGTGTAGTTGCCTGCCTCGTTGACACGAGACTTAACCTTGCCGCCTTCGGCGTACATGGTGACCTCATCCGGATTGTCTTTCCGTTTGATGGTCTTGGCTTTCGGCATCTTTGAGGGGCGTACTGCCCCCATGCCCCGGCTCGGCATCATGTTAGGACTTCCCGCCCTTAGCCATCTTCACTTCCATGCCACGAGTCTTGCCTTTCATAGCAATACCGTCGGCACGCTTTGATGCGCTTCCCATTGCTGGTTTGCCAGTTGGAACTTTACCCATGCTTGAAGCCATTTTGGACTTTGCCATACCACCGCCAGCCATCATTTTGGCTTTGGCCTTGGCTGCACCGCCTTTAGCCATTGCGCCTTTGCCATCCGCCGCAAACGTTGGGACTTTCTTGCCATCTTTCATGGTCATGGGCATGCCACCAGCCGCATAGCCTTTTTTCATCATGCCGCCACCAGCAGCCATTTTTGCTTTCATCATTTTCACTACTCCTTGTACAAGTTGTTGAAGGTTACCTCCGGGTCCATGTACGAATCGTCTTGCTCCGCACAATGAATCCATTGGCTGGGTCTAAAATCGGGCGCTCCTTCTCCAGTTACCCAGTAGGCTGGGCTGGTAACTCGCACTCGATTGTTAGGTAACGCCACTATATTCCCTGTCCATTTTCCTGCATCTGTCAACATCAACACATGACTTTGTTTATGCTGCGATGGGTCTTCTGCAACCTCACTCTCAGCATAATCTACTGTAAACAAATACCGCCCCGTGTGAAACTCATTGTTAATTTTGCACAGCCAAGGGGACGGCTGCGCTCTTTGAAACTTAACAATACCGTGGTTGTACGAACTACAGTCCCAAGGCTGCGCCAAATGGGTTTGCATACGTTCAGGCCATTGCTCAAGCGGTATGTCCCCAACCAAAGCGGTAATCGGCATCCTTGCCCACATCGCACCGCCATGAACGTTGGGTTGACTCCCATCGTCTGCTTCGCACCCCGTAAAAATGACTTGGAAACTAAGGCACCGATCAGGAATAGTCGTGACAGCCACTGCCAACGCATGCACATACTCTCCGTGATAATTCTGGTGTCCATTAGTGAACTCTTTCCTCACCCAGCATTTGAAATACGGAATGTTGCTCGTCAAGTACATCAGCACATCTTTCCACGGGTCTTACCTCGTTGGGCTATGCCGTCAGCACGTTTAGAAGCGGAACCGCCGGAGGCCATTTTTTTAACTTTGCCCCCCTTTTTCATTGCGGGTTTTGCAGCAGCCGTAGCCTCTTCAACCGGGGTCATAGGAGTGCCATCTTTTTTCCGCTTGCGGTTGTCAGCCAACATGCCGGGAATAACGCCCATACCGTAACCCATGCTGTCGGTCAGTTTCCCAAACGCACCGCGTCCAGTAGCCATGCCATAAACAGGAGAAATCGAACCTAGTAGGTCTTTGCCTTTCATTTCACACCATCCTTCCACGAGTTTTGCCGCGCACTGCACAACCATCAGCACGTTTGGAAGCGGAGCCTCCAGCAGCCATCTTTTTGACCTTGCCGCCCTTCTTCATACCTTCCAGCCCTTCGTAGTTACGCGCAGCCTCGGGTACAGATTCACGCAAGCGTTTGGCTTCACGTTGTTCGTCGCGGGCCGATTTAGCCATTGTGGTAGAAATCTTGGACAAAAAGTCCTTTTCGCCCTCGATGCCACGTTGCATCATCTCGCGGGCTTTATCTAGTTTGGCCTGTTCTTTCTCCGTAGGCTTACGGTACTTCATGCGGTTTTCATCAGCCATGTTCAAGTCCTCTTTTCTTTACGCAGATCGTCGATCTTCGCTTCAAGTCGAGAGATTCCCGCATCAAAGCGTTCCATAATTTTTTCCATGTCACGGTGCACTTCAGCACGAGTGATGTGGTCACGAGCAACTTCTTCCCGGGTCTTGTTTAACAAGATACCGAGACGATCTAATTCGTCAAACTTACCTTTGAGTAGGAAGGCCATGATGCCAACAATCGAGGTAAGTATGATGTTCCATACCATCATCTCCATTACCACTTCACCTTATCTGCCCAGTACGCCGCACTCATCTTGCCTTTAGCAATGTTTTTCGCGTGACGTGCTTTAAATGATTTACGCTTTGCCTTCATACGAGCAGACTCGCCCGATTTGGGCGCTCCTGCCGTACCAGACAAAGTTCCAACTTTTTTGCCCTGCTGACCAAACCGAATGACTTTCTCTTTGCCCCCTTCACACGCTTTGACGATGTGCGATTTTTTAGGATGCGTAGGCGTAGACCGTGGCTTATTGCACGGCATCGCTTTCTTAGAGACTAGTTTGGTAGCCATGTCGATCACCCATAAATCAGAGTAATCGAAGTGGTGTCGGTCACTGTGCCATGCAGAGCGTTGTCTGCAAGGATGCCTTCACCGGGGATAGGGATGATGGTGTAGCCAGCAGTGCTGCTTGCAGCCGTATTAACGGTCATCAAGACTTTGCCAGTTGAACCGTTACGGATAACGACAGAACCCGCACTGTTACCGTTGACCGCATAAATAGATTTAACACGAGCACGCCCAATAGCGAACCCGTTTTGGTCTAAAAAATTGCCGGTTGATGTCAGCGGCTGTGACGCTAGTACGTCATATTGCATAGTAGCCATTAACTTTCCTTTCCTGTGTCGGGTAGGTCTTGTCGATCTAATTCGGTCAACAAAACATCTACCATTGCTATTGCTCCATTAGCCTGTTGGATAAGGTCCAGATACTTTTGCCGTTGCTCAAGTGCCTGATTCCTTAAACCCAACAGGTAGTCTTTGTCTAACGTAGCCATTAGGCGTTGAAGTTAGCAGCAGTAGCAGCCAGCAGGTAGTAATCGCTACCAGCAATCTTTACTCTCAGACCGTGGGTGATCTCATTAACGTTGGTAATCGTGCCAGTAGCAGCCAACTTGGACCCAGCAACAGTCACACCAGCCAGATTCAGCAGATAACCGTTAGTGTCCACAGTCGCAGCACCAGTACCGTTGACCGAAGCGTAGATCAAAGAAGTGGCAGTACCGGTAGAAGCACCGGAAGCACAGTTCAGTTCGATCTCGACGGGAGCATAAGTACCAGCAGAAGTACCAGCAGAAAGGGTCATTTCAGCAACAAAAGCCGAACCCAGACCAGTCGTGCTGCCAGTCGCGCCATAGGTTACTTCGGCTTTCAGGGCGTTAGAAAACGAACCCAACGCTACGTTGGTGGACATTTCAAATTTTGTGCGCCCACCGTCCGCGCCAGCGCCGGACATGGTCGTGGAAACAACTAGCGGCTGGTATGTGCCGGAAGTCGCAGTGTTCGTGGTGGTGATTGTGTTACCGGACTCGGTAATCGCCAAGGTGCCTGCAAAAGCACCGATAAACCCGTTGTCAGACGCAACTGGGCCAGAAAAGGTGGTACGTGCCATGAGAAATCTCCTGTGTTGTAGCACATCCCCGTATCGTCTCTACAAAGTCTGCTAGGTCAGTCGATACAGGTAAAAAACCCTAGACGTATAAAGTGTACTGCATCCAACAAAAAAGGGAAGAGGTTTTACCCCCCTCCCTTTCTTACTTAGGCACCCGGCGAACCGAACATGCCCAACGGATCAGACCAACCGAACGAATAACGCTCACGAGCCTTGTAACGGACGTTACCAGTATCGAAGTCGCCGTCCATCGAATTAGCCATTGGGGTACGAATGAAATGCTTCATACCGTTAGGCACATCGGTGGTCAGGAACCAAGCGTCGTTATCCGTCAAATAGTGGTTGACGGTATAACCTTCGGGGATCGAACCGTTGTTCTTCAACGCGTTGATGTCGTTGTCAGCCGTAGACGTACGGAGTTCAGTCTCCAGAATACGGGTAGCAACGAATTGCAGCGAAGGAGGAACGATCAGTTTGCGAGGCTTCGCAGCGATCAACAGACCACGTTCATCCGTCCATGCAGCGATCTGAATAACGGCGGCTTCAAGAGAAGTCTCGTTCAGGTCGGCAGGGGTGGTAGGCGTGTTGCTGTTGGTGCCACCAGAAACCAGCGGGTGAGCCGTCGAGAACAGAGGCTGACCATCACCGCCCGGATAGGCAGAGTTGAAGCCGTTGTTCAGGTTGGCAGCAGCCTTGGTCTGCTTGGTGTACGCCATCGCACGAGCCAGAGCCTTGGTGTATCGGCTAGACAGAGAGTCGTAGAGGTTGTCCTCAATCGCCTCTTCAGTCAGGCTGAAGCCAAGAGCAATGGTTTCGTGGGTGTAGCGAGCCGTGAAGACTTCCTGCGCGTTATCGTAGGCAATCGCACTGCCTTCGTTCTTCACCGGAGCAGCGGAGAAGCCAGACAGTTTGGTTTCCTCTTCAAACGAACGTTCGGAGGTCTCGGTTTCGTAAATCTCCTTGTGCTCTTCGCCATAGGTGGCATATTCCATGCCAAATAGGGCGTTCAAGCCGGGGAGGAGTTCTTTAAGTAGTTGTGCGCGTGAAATAGCCATTTGTCACTCCTTATACGCCGTTCGGGTTGAGATACTGATGTCCACCCGCAACAGTTTGACCAGTGACGCTAGGAGCGTTCCACTTGCAAATCACTTCAGGATAACCCACAAAAGTCAGCGTCACAGTACCAGAAGCGGTAGCGTTGGCAGACAGGGTCAACGAAGTGCCCGAAATGGCGGAAACCGTAGTGCCAGCAGCAATGCCAGTACCAGAAATTTCCATATATTTCAGGATGTCAGCGTTAGTAGCAGACAGAGTTACTGCGGTGCTACTGTTGGTAGTAGTAGCAGTAGCAGTCGTCACAATCGCAGTATCAGGAACCACATCAACGATGCGGAGCGGCAGAGTGGCAGTAGTCGCAGGAGCGGAGACGCCAGCAGCAGAATCACCAGTGGTGGTGCTGCCAGTGTTGTCAACCATTTCAACGTTATTGCCAACGAAAGTGCGGGCCACAGCAGCAATTACAGTGGTGCCAGACACAATCGCAGCCTTAAACAGCGCATCCGGGTCATCTTGGACAAAAGCCACGATGTCGTTTGCAACTGTGTTTTGCGGATAGTACTGACGGAACACTTTACCGAACGTAGGATCGGTATAAGAGCAGCCAAGGAACACACCAACAGGGGTCATTGCGGCGTCGGGGGTGTCACGCTCCAGAGTACCCGAAGAAACCAATTTAACAGGGTCACCATAAAAGATAGCCGTGCCATAGTTGGAAGCGATGGGAATCTGACGAGTAGCACCAGCGAACACCTGACCGCCGATCAAATTGATCGGTAGAAGCCCGTAGGGCTTCGAGACGGTAGGATAAGCCATTTTGTTACCTCACAAAAAGTTATTTGCCAGAACCGAATGACGTTTTGGACTTCTTTTCAGCGAAAAGAGGCATCCTCGGGTCATTCTCTCTCATAAAGTTGTTGTCTACAGCGTCCATGTTGTCTTTGGTGATCTTAGCGTAGTAGTTACTGCGCTGGTCAACAAATTCAGCAGGCATCTTGCAAAGCAACAACCCGGCGACCTCAATATTGTCTTTAAAACGACTATTGGGATCGACTAGCAGTGAAAATTTGGGTTGCTCCTCAATTCGGACAGGCTCCCAACCTTCTCGTAGTTTTGACGAGATGTTGCGGGCATCAGCCTTATCGAGCATAGAAACCCTCACCCATCGGTACGCATAACCCGGCTGCTTATCTGGTTGCGGCAGGGTTTCGGGGCGCATCCACTGCTTTGGGCGCTCCGCCGTACTACGGGTGTCTAATTCGCGTGCAAGTCTGTTTTCAGCCATTTTAGTTCTCCAAAGTTTTTGCATATTCCCGGGCATACTGCTCGGGGGTTAATCCCAATTTTTTCGCAAGGTTTATTTGCGATTGTTTCAGCACAATCCGCTTGGAAGACGTGCTTCGGGATGCCGGAGCAACCACTGTGGCAGGCTTACTTTCTGTGCGCGTAACGGGCTTGCCGCCCCCGTTAGTCGTTTGTGCTTCACTCTCTGA